ACAACCAGTGGTTTATAAATCTCAAGAGCAGCCTTCCTGGGGATCCCTACTTCATCTACACCAAGGGACGCCTCTGGGATAATAGTGGATCGCATGGACATATCCTGGCGCTTCCCAATCATTCGTTTCTGGAAGAAACCTTCAGCAGGGCGTGGGCCGGCAATCAGTTCAATGATTCCATGCTCTTTACGTTTGTGTGACGTTTTGAACCCTTGGTACCCACGAAGGTGCTGGTACAGAGAGTAATCATTTCTGGCTTTGGATTCCTCAGACAGATCTTTATCCGCTGTGGTGATTGTAGTGGAGAGCAGACCAATCTGCCGGTACAGCTTGTTCAGGTCATATACTTCAAAGGGTTTATTGAATGTCCCGTTGCGGTCAGTGATGTAGGAATCTATGTTTGCCTCCGTTATCGGCCTGAATACAGGAGGAAGTACAGGGACCGTCTGCATCATGTAAGCGTCTTCCGGTTTTAGTCCGGTACGGTCCAACGCTTTGAGTATCCGTATTTGCTCAAATGCAGCACTGCGACCAGATCCCTTCTTGGTTTTAGTTTCCTTCTCCAACTCAACTATCCGTTTCTTGACATCGATGCTTTTCAGTTTACTGAACACCAAATCAGATCCAGTTACTCCCTTCTCTTCGTACTCCCCACGCATGGCTTTATCAAACTTCGGACCAAGCTGTGTGATCTTCCGGATCGCACCTTCAAACATGGGGTTCGGCATGGACTTTGGGAGTTCGATATGAGACCACTTGGTCCCTTCAAGACCACCTGTAAGGGCTGGATCAAACAACCCACCCTTCAGTTCTTTCATGTCTTTGCCGCGGATCATATCAGCAGGGTTAGGCAAAGCTCCACTGGACATCCTCCGGACCTGTGTGTCAGTCATCGGGACCAACCGGAAGTTATCTCCCTGGCCGGCTTTCTCTACATCAACACCCAACCCCTTCAGCATTGCCTCGAACTTGTTGTAGACAAATGGAACTTTCGGTGGAGGAATTGGATCCCCACGCTGCAGGGAGGCCCAAAAGTCATCATCCCTGTCAGATTTCAGAGTCTGCATTTCGCGGAGGTTTGCAGTAGCACCGTGGGACAGCATTGCGTAAATACCCATGGCGTCCATCGTCTGCGCACCTGAACCTGCTTTGGGAACCTTGTTGATGTCGTAGGCTCCTGTTCCCCGATAAGACAGCTTCTTGGACACCTGGTGGCGCTGCTTAACAATGTACTGCTTACCTGCCATGATCTCGCCAATCTTTCTTCCATTCTCTGGGTCAAATACTGGGACTTTCCCATTGGAAGAGAGGCCGGCCTTTTTCCTAGCATTACGTACATACGCAATATTATCCAAGATATGGTTACTGAAATTGTCCACAAGTATAGGTTTCTCAATACTGCCAAGTGCGGAGATTCCAGTCTCTAAAGCCTGGCCGACATTGATGCGGCCTTGAATACCCGTGGGGCTCAAAAGAAGCTCAAGTGGCTCTCCATTCTGAAGCCTGGGCATTTCAGCATCGGGTACGATCTTTGTGATGATCCCCTTGTTGGCATGCCGGCCAACTATTTTATCCCCAATAACAGCCGGCTCCTCAGACCTGATAAACACCTTTATCTTCTTCCCGACCTTTTGTACCTTGACTACTTCTCCAGGACCGTCACCCTCCCACAGCATTGGAGCTGCTGAGTACTGCCTTCGGAATGATTTTTTCAACATCCTCGACGTAGGGGTGTCTTCAACTTTTCGAAGCCTGGCAATCAAAGGATCACCGGGCTGTACAATTGTCCCAAGTTTGACAACGCCTTTGTCATCGAGGAGGTCGAACTGCCTCCCGTCGAAACGTGTCCCCGCCTCTCCCATAAGCAGGCGCTTATCTACACGTACGTCATCATCCTCTTTCATCTCATTGCGGTGAAGGTGGACGGAAGTCAGCTTCTTGGCAAAACTTTCCGACACAACCACTCCATCCTCAAAATTGTACCCTTTGTACGGGATGTACCCGACTTTGGCATTAACCCCGAGGCTGAGTTTTCCGTCCTTCGTGAAGGAGTTGTCCGCTACTATTTGACCCTTCTTTACCTCATCTCCTTGATGAACGAGGGGTTCAGAGTCGTACATTACCCCATCTTCGTTCAGAGGGAAGTTGTCGTACAAAGGAACCATGACAGACTGCTTCGCACCTTTTGGGCGAATGTAGACGCCCTTCCTGGTGATCTTCGTGATCTTGCCATCGACAGGTGTGCGGTGGGCAATTCGGTTCCCAAATAACTTCTCAAAGCTGACAGTAGGGTTCTCAGTGCGGGACTGAACAATGGGAGGCTCTCTGTACTTCAGGGATACCGCCTGCTCTTGCTGCCTTGCGGCCATGGATGCCCTGTTCCCTTGATCACTATTTAGGAATGGGATCAGGTTAGAGGACAGGTCAAAGAGTGCTCGAGGTGATGGCATCACATACCGGACCTTGCCGTAGTCGTATGTCTCTATCCCTCCCTGCCCTTTGACTTTAACCCGCTTACTGATTGGTACTGGGTGTCCATTTACCCACTTCACCTGGTCAGGGAGCACTACCGGCGCATCCACCAGGTCCTCGGGAGATACCCAGACGTTCTTCCCACTCTTCCGATCATAGACCTGTGTTTTGAGTCTATTCTTTTCCTTCTTGACACCCATTGCAGCGTGGAGGGTAATGCCGGCGCGGTCTGACTCCGGTGTGTGAATCAAATCAAGGAATCCCAGGTGGGACTCATTAAGCATTGGGGCTTCTTCCTCAATAGCCTTCTCATCCTGAATACCACCCTTCCCCATCCGGGTGACCATGTTATGGCCAGAGTACATATCGAGGGGGTTTGTCTGAGAAGGAGTCTTCGACATGCCAAATGTCTTTGGACTGAACAGAGCAGAAACGTGAGGAGAGAAAGGAGAATTAGCAAATATCTCTCGTGGTCCTACAGCATGAGGGGCACGCACACGACGGGATAAAGTATTTCTGATGTCTCTCTGAGCCGTCCTCCCCAGATGCTCCTGCATCATGTCATCGATACCATGTGCAGTAGCAAACTCAAGAGAGTTGCGATCGTCAGGTTCTGCTTTCCCACGGGAGATGTCTAGTAGCTTCTTTGATACATCCAACAGGGCTGCACCGGAGGCATGTGTATGGGCCTGGCCCAGTGTCCGCTTTGTGACTGCTGGATCAAAGGTCGCACCCTTCAAATACTCTACCAGCCACTTCTGTGCTTCTTCCTGGTTTTCGGGAATTGGCTCTTTAGCTGCCTGTGCCAATCTTTGGACCTCTACAAGGTCGCTCTTGGCTTCGTTATCCTTTGAGATTGCTTCTCCCCAGGTCCTCTTAATTGTCTCAGAGGGGATACCGGAAGAGCGGAGAATAGATCCGAGGTTTACATTGGTGGACCCACCATAATTTGCGATGAACTTTCTTTTATGGGGATCAAAGAGAACCTTCATTCTCTTCCTGTTGGCAGCCAGTGGGAAGTTGAGCATGCCCTCCAACCCACCATTTGCCATGACACGGGTGTACGCGCCCGGCTTTAGCCGGAGCTGTGTCCCCTGCTGGTACTCATTACCACCGACAATATAACTCCAGCGATCGGTGATTCTAGGGAGCTGAGCCAGAGTGACGGTCTCTGTCTTCTTCGTACCGGTCATTTTGTCACGAAGAGTGATGTCACCCTTTACCGGGACAGACCAGGTACCGTCTCGGAATTTTACTCGATCCTGTGATTCATAATCGTTGGGGGATAGGTTGTCATCTATCCATATACGTTTTAAATCAAGCCTCTTCCCCGCGTCTTCATAGGGGAAGTAACTTTTGATTCCCTCAACAGTGCGATCCTTGAGGGCCGAAAATTGATTTTCTGGGTCGAGTTGCCACACGTTTTTTTACCTATCGTATTTATCCCTCTATTGTAGGTGCGAGTAAATTTCAATGTCAATCTAGTTTCGTCCATAAGAGTAATGGAACCAATTTGAAAGAGGAGGAGACATGAGAGCGAAAAAATCGCCCCCAGGTACGAAAAAGGGGGCAACAAAAATGCTGAAACAGAGTTCGCGTGAAACGACGGATGCGTTGCGTTTTTCATCAATTGCAAAAGACTGGAGAGGTGACGATGTTCACATGCTTTCTGATGGGTCTTCTGGGGGGCAGTCTGTCCACGGGGTCGCTGGGACTGATAACCTGGATGAATGAGGATTATGTTGAGGAAACTAAAACCGAAAATAGCGTGGTGCCCCCTGATGTACCAAGTAACAGGAGGAATAGGCCGATGGGACCAAGGGCAATTTCTCCTGAGCAGCTCACGGGGCGAAAGAGCAAAAGGATCGTGCACCCGAGTACGCTGTAGGACTTGTCAATTTTTCAACGCTTTGGCACAGGAAGCTACATGGTCGTGCTTTGACTGTATCAAACCAGAAGACACACTTCCTGGGTTTTACGACTTCGGGATCTGTGATCGCTGCGGGAAAGTGAAATGGTTGCAAGCAATTTAACATCACCAGAAGGACAGGTGTCTCAGGGAAGAGATGGTCGCTGGTATATGTGGAATGCACAATATAATCAGTGGCTGCTCCTCCCTGAGAAGGTCTGCCTAACTTGCGATTACAAAAGCCAGCCTAATACTGACGGGTACTACACCATCCAAAGACACAGGGACATCATCCAACCCGACAATACGATGGTCACTGTATCAGAACCATTCCCTGATGGATCCACTGAAAAGCATATGTGTGAAGGATGCATGCCGTGGGTGGAACAAGTCGGAACTGGTTCGGACAAGGCGTAATGTCAGCCACCAAATGTAGGTACTGCGGCAGAGGCGAGCCCGGGGATGAAGGGTTCTTTGTAATTGGAGGAAAACTCCGCCCAGATCAAATACATGAGACGGTCTTTGGATCAGATGATGTAGTGGAGATGTTGGCGGAAGGTGCGTTCTACCACGAGGATTGCTTTCTCGCACACCTTGTGGAGAACGCAGGACCAGATGTCGTCCTAAAGATCAGGGACTTGATGCGGAGCTATTAAATAGTCGCCCGCGCAAGATCCCTGCGGGGCGGCTTCTGGGTGGGGAGAGGGGAAGCCATCGGATTGATGTGCTTGCCCTCTCTTTTAGCTATGGTTCCTTGGATAGAGTTATAAAGGCGTGGATTTGTCTTAGCCATCCTACTCATTGTGCCAAATCTCTGAGGAGGCGGCATCTTCCCGAGGTCCTTAGCGTACTTACGAGATACAGAACTTACATCCAAACCAAATGTACCGGCTTGTGCTTCCTTGATCTGTGATGCAGACTCTGGAATGTAATATTGACCCTTCGGATGCTTCTGCATAATCCTATCTATCTCAGGGACATTGGCTGGGTATGCAACTATATTTGCCCTGCCTCCAACCGGGTTGGCCATCTGAGCAACATTCATGGCATGTGGGACCTGGCTTACGCCGGCGACAATTAGTGCACGTTCAATGCGCTCGTTCACCTCACGAGTGAGCTGTTCAGGTGTGGGGGATCTCCTCGGCTCTGAAACAACCAATGGGCGGCGCCCCATGCCTTGTGGAGTATAGGCATCAGGCATAGTGAGTCCACGCTGCATTGCCTTCTGCGCGACACCTTCATAATACCCCTGCACAGCCCTTGCCTCACCCTGCATGAGCGCCTCAGCAACCGCCTGGTCACGATGGGACTTCATCTGACGAGCCAGCTCGAGGGTCTTTTTCTGTTCTTCCTCATCGAAATCGTACCCAACATCCTGTAACAGCGTCTGGTCAGAGATTTTCCCAGCCTGGTTAAGTTGCATCAGGTGTGCGGACTTCTGAAGATCGTCACCCATCTTGAACTTGTCCATCTTGAACTTCGGTGTGGGCCAGCCCATATGCGCCGAAATCTGTTTGAAGATGAACATGTTCATCCGGTACAGGTCCTGGAGGAACCCTACCATCTCATTTTCAATCTCACGAAGAGATACGTTTGACCCTGTATAGGACAAGCCACCGAACACAAACTCTTGAGGAACACCCATGCCGGCGAGGATATGCTCAGAAGTGATTCTGATTTCCTGGTGCAGAAGTAGTGCTCTACCAGACCCACCAATCTGTTGGTGTCCTACAGGGATTGGCATGATCGGAATATAGTTGTTGTCTTGTCTCCACTGCCCAATCTCATCTTCCATCGTGGATTTCCACTTTGAGATATCCACATTCAACCATGGGTCACTGGAGTTTGATCCAGCCTGCGGGAACAAGATCCTGAGCGGGACCACATATTCGGAAGCAATTGCTTCCTGAGCCTTCCTGAGCATTTGAAGGTAAAACAGGTCCTTCAATACAGGGAGGATCATTGGCATTCCCCAACCTTCCCAGTCACCATCCATGTCTGGGTGGGAGATCGATGCCCGTTTCATATGAAAAATACTGTTCGGGTTCAGACGGAGCTTCTTTTTCATTCTGATGGCTTCAACATAAACTTTCGGTATCTTTGCCACTACGGACTTTTTTCCTAAGACAATGTCGTTCCGTGTACCTTTTGGGATGTCGTAAATAATTGACACCTCTCCGGTAACAGAGTTGACCTTGACCGCAATCGTTTCCGGATTCCATCTATGCAGGCGAATGTCTTTGGCGGACCTGTAATAGTGATCCTCAACCCCGGCGTTACCCTTGTGGCCACAGCTTGTGCATTCCAGCTCATAGTTGAAGTCACGGAACTTCCATAAGTGCTGGGTTTTCTTACTATCAGCTCTGTATTTCTGACCACACTTTGAACATTTCAGATATTTATGGAATGGGAACAGGGCTGAAATAAAGGCATTGCCATAGCAATTACCCGTCAGGACCCCGTTTGCTAAAGTGAACGTATGAGTTTGTGGCTCAACGCAGCAGAAGACCTCATCAGAAACACCACTGTCCTGCACACTCACTACATGAGCGAAGGTACTATACTTCGTCGTTTTAAAGACCTTAACGAATTTCTCTTTGTGTGAAGGCAAAAGGAGATCACCAGGAAGTATATACTGCTTTAACAAGGAGAGGACAGAGTAACTTCCATCAGGGTTGTAGCTGCCCTCATTGTTTTGGTACGTCCTTACTTTCCCAGCTGCCATACCAATGCGAGGAAGCTGTTCTCTTATTGCTGACAGTACATCCGAGTGCTTTTGTGTCAACACAACGCAACCGGCTTTATCCACCGACCCATCTGCAGCAAGGAACCCGCAAACAAATCCGTACCAGTACTCAGATGAGGCAGCAGAGTCAGGCAAGGCTTTCCAAGACGGGGGTAGTCCATGGACTACTAAGTTTCCATCCCTACGTTCTCTGGCAGGGTGCCCCACCCCTTCAAAATAGGGGAGCATGTTTTTATCTTTATCACCACAGAAGTAGGCCGCGGCCTGCCTTCCCTTGTTATATAGGCTTCCATCCCCGAAAACGAACCCATGCCTGACCCCCTCAAAGTAGTCGGTATTCTTGCTTGGTCGAGGGGCGACGTTTCTTATTAGCCCATAGTTACGATCAGCAATAGGCAACTCATCTGTGGTTTTCCTGACTACCTTTCCGTGCTGTGTACGTACAGGCCACTCATGCTTTGCAGTAGCTAGTACAGAGCTGCCATCACTAAACTGCACCTCAAGCAGCCTCTGGTGGCCGAAAGACTTAAACTCGGCGGGCCTGTATACCCCACCTTCCGAGAGCACATCCACGGTTTTTCCGGCTAGGTCTTTGAGGCTGAAGACACCACTTCTTGTGATTGCTTTTTCCTCTCCGTGGAAGCAGTTCCTGTCTAGCCCAGCCTCAATCTGAAACCGCCTCATGTCGTAGACGTCTTCAGCTAAAGTTTGCCATTTCTTATTCACCGATGGAGATTCATTATCAAAAATAATATTCCGTACAGGGTATGCTGCCATTTTGTAAACAGCAGCATTGATCAGCGGATTGGAGACCCAATAAACACGGCACCATTTCAGAAGGTCTTTCATAGACCGGGGAAGGTACGTTGAGGCAATGTCGAAATAAGGGGATGGATAAGACAGAGCCATTGAGCTGACTCTTGATTGCCCTCTAAATCGGGTGCCTGGGAGGCTGCTGGTGACTCCGTAACCTTCCATCAATAACCTGCCTGTCGTGAGTAAGGATCATGCCCGTAGTACTGTATCATAGATCTCCGATAGTCTTCAGGTGTCTGCCTAGCAGGTTGAACCGCCTTACGGGATACAGCTTTGGGAGTCTTCCTCCCCTTAAAAAGCAGATCAGGGGCTACCCAGCCAGCCATACTCGGAACCATGGCCGCATGATGTAAAGCCCCACCGCCCACTGCGAAGCCTAAGTTTCGGCCTACAGCATTTATCCTTGTGTCACCTTCAGCGGGAGCTATGGCTCCTTTGGCCGCGGCCAGAGCAGCTCCACCGTACATTACCTTAGGAGCAAACACTCCTGGAAGATATCCAGTAATACCGCCCACACCTGTGTAACCTCTAACATGAGCCTGATCAGCTGCGTACCGTGCAATACGGCGGGCTTTTTTCATACCCTTCGCTTTGCCTACAGCAGCTTTTACTTGGTTCTTGGTCCCAGTAACAGTCTTACGACCCACCTGCATCCTGGTTGGGTCAACTGTCTCTACCTCCCCCTTTTTCGGGATAGAGTACCACTTTGAATTTTTACCTGATTTCAGTACTGTACTTTTTTGTTTGTGTGGGTACTGCTTAGCAAGCCTTTTACCTCGTTCAATAGATTTCTTTCCTGACCACCGTTTCAGGTGTTTGTATTGAGCGCCGGCAACAGCACCGACAGCAGCACCCTTGGCTCCGGATTTTAGGGCAATACGTTTAGCTTCTTTTGGGCTGTAACCTTCTTCAAGAGCAGCCTGGTAACTCCTCAATCCTGTGACGCCTCCAACACCGGCCCCACCAACCGCGCCTGGCAGTAAAGTACTCCTAGCAACAGAGGCATTAGGACCATACGCCTTCAACGCTGCTTTCCCTGTTCCAGCTAGGCTACTGGACTTTAAACCAAACGATTTCCACAGGGACATAATCCCTTTTCCAAGGGAAGCTTGCTTCTGCATCCCTTCGGCCATCATCGTGGCATTTGCAAATCGCTCAAAGTCGCCCCTGTTCACAACTCAAGTCCTTTTTTCTGATCTTCTAACTGTTTCTTACGGTAATTCAAATAGTCCCTTGCTGCAACAAGTTTAAAGAACGGAATCCTTTGTGGGGTAGCCTCTGCATTCCCCGGAATCTCTGCCGCATGAGTATCCTTATACCTGTCCCAAAGCGCCAGAGTTACTTCGGGATCTATCTCCAAGAAAACCTGGACATTATGTCCATCTGATTCTTTTTTCTCTGGTGCAGGTTTATTGGCGAATGGGTGTTCATGTAAATACCTCCCAGAACATACGTCGCATCGAATAGGCTCGATGTCAACCTCTGAGATGTTTCCACAGTCTTGGCAATGATACTTAGGCTTGGCTAACGCAGGACCGGCAAACCCCAAAGGTGGAGGGAGATAATCAATACCATCTTCCCTGGCTACACCGGCAATAAATTGTTTGATTTCTTCCCCAAACTGAACATCCCTAACTAGGTCCATCACACTGACAGCGTACATACACTGAGAAATATCAGGTCGAACCATAGATTCAAAATCAGGGAGGTTGTTGTTGAGGGCCTGACAAATAGGGAGAAACGCTTCCCACTCCATCCAGGGGAACTCTGACAAGTGTAGGGTACGCAATGCTTGGATTTTTGCCCAGACGTTGGAATGAATGGTAGTGGAGAAATCTTCCTCCAACTCAGTGTGGAGAGCAGATCGATCCCAAACGACCCAGGTAGCCCCATACTTCTGGATCAGGATGACCTCGAGGACTAATGGATGGGTGTCGTGATGCTTGAGGAAGTTATGCCAGGTCACAGGGGTGCCGGCAGCTCCTTCTTCAACCTCGACATCCTTAGACTTCCCTGCCATACCGTTCAGAATGAAGTCGTAAAGAATCCGCTCACTGTCCTTTAAGGTGACGACAGGGGTGTCGGACATGTTGTACCTATCAACCTACGTTAGATTGGTTCGCCATCTCCAGCAGGACTTGCCGTGAAGTCATAGGCATGGACTTGTAGATTGCTTCCGGCTTCTCACTGAAATCATTCAGGAATTCCTCACCGAATGTGCTTTCGATATGTTCCCGATTGCCTGGAGTAGTAGGCAGAGCCAATAGAGCGTCCCTTGTCAGCACCTGGTTACCGATGCGATCCACATAGTCGCCCACTTGGGCTGTTTTCTGCATGGGTCCAATCGCTGTCCAGTAGGGATCCATGATGTGCTCATCCCAGAGCTGGTCCAGCCCGTAGAACTCATCAAACTCCCTCACTGCTTCTGCAAGCTGTATCGGAGGCATGACATGAGCTGACGCCATTTTTGACAACTCTTGCAGTGTCTCCATTGCGCTCAGTTCCTCTGGAAGGAATTGAAGTCTCTGGAGGATATAATCTGCGGCAGCAGGATCCTGCACAGTCGATGCGTATTTGGCTACGGTCTGTGGAATGGGCAACCCCATCCCCTGCATAGTGCCTGCCAGCTTGACGCAGTACTCACGCCTCTGTGTTGGGTGCATCTGGCGACCATGCTGATCAAAATAAGCAGCAGCCTCTTTCACCTGACCATAGTCCTGCATTGGATACAGGGGGGCGGTCCTCGGCAGCACTTGTGGAATCTGCTGCTGCCCCATGGTGACCCGGTTGTCCGGATACATTTGGTCTGGTGGTAGTACACCTGCTGGTTCCTGTCTTGCTTCCGCGTATTTGCCTGAGAACATATCCGGTTCGTAGTAGCCGTAATCTCCGTATCCGTCGTTGGACATCCCGTACCCGAATGATGGGGCATAAGCCCAACTGTCTTCCGCCTCTTTCGCAGCCTTTTTCTCTGCTCGTTTCTTCTTTATCTTCTTCCGGACGTCACTGGCTCCCCACCCGGCACCTCCTGCAGCTCCAAGCCCAAGACCCCATTTGAGCGCGCCTTTGACGGACCCGCCTTTTCCAGCTGTCTTCTGCATACCGCTCATGGCTTTGTCATCAGCGGCAAGGAATTTGGATATGACATTGCCTCCTGGTTTCGCAGGCACTTCTGCTCGAGTCATGTTGTCCTGGGAAATAATCCCGGAGACCAAGCCGCCAACACCGTAGGCAGTACCAAGTTTCACCAGATGAGCAGCAGCTACATCCTCAGCATACTGAGGGAGTGCATCTCGTGTCTGGGTGAAATATAAGGTCTGAAGAATGGTCGATCCTGGATCAACACAAGCGAACTTCCGCATACGCCATTCACCCTCACCGTCCAGGATCAAAGCAAATGCAGCATCAGGAAGTTTACTTGTCACTTCCACTGGCTGCAGATTCGCAGTCTTGATCATATCGGGTACAGAATCGGCTGTGGGGAAAAGAGACTTCAGGAGCGTACCCCTGGCATCGTCCTGGAAATCCAGTATCGTGTCATGAATCGTTGTCATAGTCCCATCCTTGTAAGGAGGTTTTAATCATTCTATAGACCAGGCGAAACTTGTGTCAAGTAAAGGGCCGTGTTTCTTTGCATAAGACTACTGCAACCAGCTCGATTTAGAAAGGAGTCTTCCACATGAGCGTGAACGACAGATGCATCGGGAGGTATTATAATCCCCGATCTACTACTTGCCTAGCGTGCCCTGACGTAATCAGGTGCTCGGTAGCGTGTGGGCATCAGCCACCACAACAGCAGGCTGCGCCGACAGCATGGGGTCAACAAGGGTACGCGGCACCTATTGCTGTCCCACAAGCACCTATGGTGCCACAACAGGTGCCGGTGCCACAAGCTGTAAACCAAGTCATCCCAGTACAGATTCCCGGCCAGTCTCCGGTTCCTGTGCAACAGAATCAACCAGTACAACAGTCAGGTCAATCCAATGAAGTGCCAATTTTCAGAATTCATGCACTACCAATGCCACTCCCGCGAGTGACACCACCCCAAGAGAATGAGACACATCTAACCCGGTTCTTTAAGAATTCAACTATCTCCTGTTTAGAGATGTTTGCCGCACAAGGCTATCTCGCTCTGAACAACTGGAGGTGGTGATATGCCTGGATCCCCCACATCGGGATCTTTGCTCCGTAGCTTTCGTGACCGTTCCGGACTGTCCGTATCTAGGGCAGTCCGGTGCGCGTCAGAGATGGGGTATGAGATCTCAGAAACAACAATCTGCAGAATTGAAGGCTTCTCTGAAGCTGAGAAAAAGCGCATCCCAAAAGTGGAAACTGTCATCGCTTTACTCAAGACCTACAGAGTAGATGAACCTGTGCAACTTGCCAGAGGATTGATTGATGGGTTTGAATCGGAACTCAAAGGGTGGGAAGCCTTCACCTTTATCCTGAATATCAAACCCGATACAAAGCAGAGGATGGGAAAGGTATTACGCTCAAAGACAGTGGATCTGCTCGAACGGTACGCTCTTTTTACCTACATGAGCGAGGGGCAGAAAGAAATGTTTTTGGGTGAACTGGATGGCGTGGTAGAATCCGCGTTACGCCAAATCGCGGCAGACAGTCGCAAACTGATTCCGGAACTTATACTGGAGCAAGGGGCCAAACAATGACAAATGTCAGCCTTCCAGTGCTTGACCCGGACTGTGCTTACGTGGGGTTTAACACCCATCTACCCACAAGGCATGTCCTGGTCCCTTTCATCGAGAATATCCTGACCTACATAGATCAGGAAGGAAAGAAGTACAAACAATTCTGGCATTCCAGCAAGTACCACATTGAAGTTCCAAGGATGTTCATCCCACCTACTGAGTGTGTCAAGTACCCATTCAAATGGTTTGATCTCCGGCAAAAGGAATTTCAACGGATCGATGTAGTCACAAACCTCAGTCCACGAGGAACCCACCCCACAGACATATCAGGTGTAAAAGCCCTCCTTCAGAACGAAGGTGGAATTGTAAACTACGCCTGTGGGAAAGGGAAAACAGCGGTCGCTTTACGGGCTTGGACAGAGCTACATGGACCGGCCCTTGTTGTTGTCAATGAAGAAGGACTCATGACTCAGTGGGAGAATGTCCTACGAGATAGTTTCCGTATGGCTGATGGATCCCCGGTATCCGTTGGTCTTGTGAGGGGGAAGAAGCTTGACTACAAGGGGAAAGCAGTAGTCATGGCAACAATCCAGACTCTGGCCCGGTATGCAGATGAATGGCCTCTTGAGTTCCGTAGGTACCCCAGAGTAGTTATTTATGATGAAGTCCACATTATGACAGCGCCTGTGTTCTGTAAGGGCTGCCCAATCTTTATCGGATCCCGCTGGGGTCTGACTGCTACGGTAGCTCGGCAAGATGGTCAGGAATCTGTTTACCTGTACCACGTAGGTCCTGTATTGGACTCAGAATTGACACAAGAACTGATCCCTGACGTGTTCTTCTTACGTACAGGTATCCAGATGAGTGTGTCCGATATAAACGACTGCCGCGCCATCAATGGTCAATTCAGTACATCCAAGTGGTACGGATGGCTGGGAAGACACCAGCAGAGAAACGACATCGTCATCCACCACATCCAGGCTGCTTTAGATACGGGAAGGAAGATCCTCGTACTGACCTTCTGTAAAGACCAAACCTACATTCTCCACCAACATTTTGGTCCGGAAATATCTGGCCTGATTAATGGAGATATAAAGGGTGGAGCAGTCCGAATGAATGCCCTCCAAAATAAGCGTCTAACAATAGCCATAATGAAATGTGCACAGCAGGGATTAGATCAGCCGAATTTGGACACCCTGTTTGTACTTACACCCTTCTCTGCTCCGAACGTCGCGCAGCAGGTGATTGGTCGAGTACAACGGATCTGCGAAGGGAAGTTACGTGCTCAGGTAATTGTATTTGAGGATCAAACAAAGAAGTCAACCAAGCTCTGTAACAAGATGCGTGATTACATGCGTGGGGCCCAGATGGACCCAAAAACACTCGACGGAATCAGGAGAGTAGCGTGAACGAAGAAAAGAAAGAACTGGGAGAACTGCTGGCTTGTCTTGTTGGCGGGCACTGGTATGTAGGATACTTTGCAGCAGTAGACCCGTATGAGGAAAATAAGGTATGTACCGCCTTTGCGGGTTCCAGTGTACTCCTTACCGATGTGGTTGTGGTCAAGACCGTGACGTATCAGTCAGTGATTCCACCGAAATTCCAGGGACAGCAGCCTGAAGTCAATATCAATGAGAAGGTCATCTTTGATTCTCCACCGATCTTGCAGGGTGTTGTTGCGGAGATGTCAGTTGTCCCGGAGGCTTTGGTTAAATTCTCAAACATGACAAAGCCGCAGCAGGAGCTGCTATCACAACTCCACCTTCAAGCGTCTGAACAGTTGGGTAACATTGAAGCTCCCAAGCCAGTGATACCTTTGACATGATCACCAGGGTACTGCACCCCGACTACGTGGACTGCACACGGTGTGATTTATCCAAGAAGCGATCACATATGGTTCTGGGGGAAGGACACCATGACCCACTGATTGTATTTGTAGGAGATGGTCCGGGAGAAAGAGAGAATGCCTCTGGTAAGCCATTTGTAGGTGACCCAGGTATTCAGCTTAACCAGATCATAGCTTCTGTGACCAAAGATGAGCAAATCCGGTCAACACTGAAGACCAACCCAGTTCCCTGGGATCATGTCCGTCAGTTAATGTACGAGCGGGAGAGGATCTACCTCACCAACGCAGTCCTTTGTGGACCCAGTGGAGATAAACCAACTGCAGAGCAACTGAAGCAATGCCGGGACAGGCTCATGTATGAGATATATCATCTTGATCCTGTACTGGTCGTACCCCTTGGGGCCAAAGCAATCGCAGCACTCACAGGAGATGAGCCGCCGATTACTAAGGTTCGAGGGAAGACCACAGAGTTCATGGTACCTGGACGGCAGATGAGCCTTCCTTACGTAATGCTTCCCACGTTTCACCCAGCATACATATTCATGAACAGGGATTTCTATGATCCTCTGGGTGATGGGCAAAAGATGGTAGAGGATATCCGATCTGCATTTGATATTGCAGATCTGTATTGTGGACACGTATTTGGAACCAGAAGACAAGAAAGGGATTAACGAGATGGACAGCACTTATGTAGGATCAGGGGCTGAAGACACCGTCGTGCAGGCTTGGAACGATTTGCTTGCAAAGAAGCTAATACTGGATCAAAAGAAAGCAGAGCTGGAAAGGGCAGCAGGGGAGAAGCTGACTGAGTTCCAGACACTGAGTAAGGAATTTCTTGATGATGCCGACTCATACAAGAAGCTGGTAAAGATTGAAGGGCGCGCCGCCGGAACATCAACGCTTGTCGTACCTGAAAGTGGATCATTCGATACCAGACCTTTCGTTGACCTTTCCGTTAACAGAGGTCTGTACCAGAAGATGGTTGAGTTGGGAGTCATCGGGTTCTCAATTGACAACAGTGCAGCCAAGACCTTCCTGCTGCAACTGGACCCGACTCACCAGAAAGAGTTCAAGAGTCTGTGGGAGCTGAAGACAGGATCCCCGCGTGTTAATGGTATCCCGAAGCCGCCCACTCTCGGAATGTAATGAAAATCTCAGGAACCATGCACCTGTGGGTAAAGGATCAGGACTTTGGCAAGGTGACATGGGAACAGAACTTCATCATGGATAAGGAGGATTTCGATATGAGCTGGCTCAAAGCACAGCTTGGGGATGGAAAGGGAGAAGCAGGAGCAAATACATCTCTCAAGTTTTACTCCGACTGTAGCCCAGTACGCGGGGCATCATTCGGCATCGAGCTGATTGCAAGTGTCCAATGTGACAGTGATGAGAATGTCATTGCCGCAGTTCATGGGTATCTTGTAGACATTGGCCTACACGGGGTAATGGCAAACATGGACAAAGTGAAAGAAGCAGCAATCGGCTGGAGACAGAAGGTCCAGACGGAAGCTACAGCCGGCCTCCCCGGTCCATACTGATGATTCCTTTCGTTAAACATGGACGATTCCCAATCAAGGACTCACACGGAAAAGTAAAAGAGTTGGCAATCACCGGACTGACCTACAAGGTAGCTCAGGAAGGGGCTTTTCTTTCTATCAACTACTCACTCATCAATGACGAGGGGAGAGTAATTTCTGAGGGAGAGCATGTCGGCGGGTTTACCAGTCCGGAAACCACAGCAAAACTAAGTGGCTATCTGGAGTCCTTGGCAGAAGATATTGGGATATGCCTATTTGGCGGGTCTGGTACTGAAGAAGTACAGGACCCTGGCATTATAGTTCCGGGTGCACCGGGTGCTCCTCCTCCTGGAGAGGGACCAAAGAATAAGGTACCTGGCATTTGAATGACGGAGGGAATCCATGAACAATAGGCTCGAAGCAGCTCTTATCGCCAAAATCCTCTCTACCGGGGATCTCGATACGGCGCTATCTAAGAGGATCACAACGGAGCACTTCGTGGATCCCCAGTGTAGGGACGCATTCCAAACAATACATGCTCATTTCAATTCCCGTGACTCACGAGGAGAAGTACCCTCGTTTGAACGGATGCTTACCGCCTACCCATTTCTGGATATCACAGAGCCGAAAGACTCTGTGATTTCACTGACTGGAGATTTAATCCGAACTCACGTCTCACTTGAGATCGGCAGGATGTCGCACCAGTTGAACAGTTACGCCAGTCGCAACGAGATTGATCCTTGTGTAAATCTAATGCAGGAGCAGCTTGATAAGATGCGGGTGACAATGGGTGGGTCTACAGATCTGACTCTAGCAGAACATTTCCCGCTGATCATGGACCAATACAATACGGTCAAGAATGCCCACGGGCTGACAGGACTCCCTTGGGCATGGAATATCCTCAATGACGAGACATTAGGTATTCAAAAGGGCGAGTTCGTGTTGTTCTACGCTAGACCCAAAAGTATGAAGTCGTGGTTAGTTATCTACCTTGCGCTGCACATCTACCTCACAGCAAACGCCTGTGTTCTGTTCCACACAAGGGAGATGATGCCTGAGCTGATTCTAAGGCGCACTGTTGCAATGCTTGCGAGACTTGACTACGCGAAGTTCATCAAAGCAAAGCTAACGCCGGCAGAAGAAGTTGCAATGCTATCGGCACTCAAGCAAACAAGGACTAATGAGCAACTCCTTCGACGGGGTGGGGCACGTAGCAACTTTATCATCAGTCGGGATGAGGGTGCAGGGATTGAAGGAGTACGCGCCAAGGTAAAGGAAGTCAAACCAGATATCCTTTTCATCGATGGCCTGTACCTTTTAGCCGATCCAGCATCCAAGAAATACAACGAGCAGATCATGCGTATTTCCCGCGAGATCAAAGCAATCGCTATGGACTACAACATCCCCATCGTTGCAACAAGTCAAGCCAACAGGGAGGCATCCAAAACAAAAGGAGGGAGTCTCAACGAAATCGCATTTAGTGATGCACTTTCTCAAGACCCTGATTATGTCATCCGCATAATCCTTCGTAAGACAGTCACTGGGGATACAGAAGCGTACCTTGTGTTCGCCGGCGCCAGAGAGTTGAGCTTAGATGCTTTCACGATCAATGCCATGCCTGCACATAACTTCGGTTTTAAGTCCTTCCAGATCCCTCCTGATGTCATGGAGGCAATCAACTGTGGTGGTGATAAGGAGAGAGCTGGGGCATCACAAGTCGGGATGCCCAATCAAGGACAACCACCAGAATATACTCCAGGGAACCAGGCAAGAACTCAGAGGGATATAAACTCTGGACACAGAAAGATTGCCCGCGGTCAGTGGGCTGGTAAAATGGTATGAGCACACAGAGAGGCGAACTCACAAATCTTGTGTCTCCATTCTTACGGGGACCGAAAGTATCAGGTGAGCACAATCTGACTGCGTATTGTCCATTCCATAAAGGAGGACAGGAACGCAACAGGTCGTTTGTAATGCACCTGGATTCCGGTAGGTGGCGCTGCTACTCATGTCATGAACGTGGATCGGTTGAGGACTTTCTTCGTAGACGAGGGGCCGGTGAAGGCTTCACAGAGTCGGCAAGATCTCTAATCAACTCCACTCTCGGAACTTCTGTTGAGCCACTCCCTACTTACTTGGAAAGGGACAACTACGCTGCCGAGTATACACTCCCAGAAGCCCTGCTTGGGATATACCACTATGCCCCACTCCCTCTCTTGAATGCTGGATTTAGTGAAGAGACACTCATCCATTTCGAGGCTGGTGTGGACATTAAGAGAAACCGAATTACCTTTCCTCTGCGTGACATCCATGGCGCTCTCTGTGGTGTGGCTGGACGTAGACTAGATCAAGAAGAAGCAGCAGAGTGGGGGAAGTACAAAATCTACGGGATGACTACCCGCAATGGGTACCCAGCAGAATTCCAAGAAGATCTAGGTGAAGATATTCCGTATGAGAGGCCCACATTACACCGTATGGCGTGGCATGCTCACGATATCAAAGCCAGGATTGACGAAGGACATCAAGTTGAAGACTTGATTATGGTAGAGGGATACAAAGCGGCGATGTGGGTGTGGCAGTCTGGTTTCCACGATGTCGTATCTATGTTTTCTGCAATGTGTACTATGCCATGGACTCCCAAAGGAGCCCTCAAAGCAGATCCCTCACAGGCCGAGTTATTAGTATCCTTGAACCCAAAAAGGGTACTGCTGTTTTTCGATAATAACGAGGCAGGGAAGAGTGCCACTCATGGCACACGAGAGAAGCAAGGTGTGGCAATGCGTATGGCTCGGTACAAACCGACTATCGTAGTTCCATACCCACATTCAGTGCAACAGCCTGACGGCCTTACTCACCAAGAGGTGCAGTCAGCAATTATGTCCGTTTAACAAGGAGATCACCAATGCAACCAGCTTCCTACAGCAACATGGATCCCCGCCAGATGGCGATGGCAGGAAAAACGACAGCGAGCGGAGGATTTCGCCGCAGCGATTACTTTGACGCCCCAAAAGGGGGATACGGGTCTGGAGCGTGGATCATGCTTATCCCCGGTCAGTACCCTGACCCGATTGGTTCCGATGGGAAAGTCATCCAGGATTCAAACCTGTACATCCCGAATCCGATGTACCACCACAAGATGTGGGAACTGCGCCTTGCCACAGGCAAACGCCTCAAGACGGCAGACACAGCTGGGTGGGAAGGTACCAACCCCTGCGTCCCGGCATGGCACTACAAGAACAACCCCAGCAAACCGGAAAGCTTGAAAGCCAGGGAGATGTGGGCAGCCACGGTCTACTCCCTCGAGCCTCACTGGAAAGTTCCGCTTCAGTCATCTGGTCAGGAACAACGGTTCACTTACCAGCTCATCGCAACTCACCCGCAGCAGCCTGAAGGTGCGACAGCTGTGTTCGGAGCCCTGAAGTTCTGGACCCTTGGAATACAGCACAAAGGGAACCTCGTGGATATCCTGACCCGGCTGGGACAGACATGTGCCAACATCGTCCAAAACCAGCAGCAACAGCAGGTATATTGCGAAGGGAAAGTATCTGTTTCCCAACTGACCTGCCCATCCTGTGGAGCTGTTGCCGCAACTGCCCAGCAGAATGGTGCGGATGCAATCAAGGAGATGGCCTACAAGACAAACCACTGCTACAGCTGTGGGTTTGAAGGCTTCCTTACGGAGGCTCTTGTCTGTGACCGCTGTGCCACTCCTGTGCGGGCATCTGTCAGCACCCATGCAATCAAAGTTCGCCGGTCTGGTGAGAATACTGCATCCACTGTGCAGTGCGATGAGTTCCGTCCTCTGTCCTATGTCACGTTTCCTCAGGAGTACGGAGGTATCTGGTTGCCGGAATACATCTCGCAGAACCAGGACACCTTCCAGCCCCTGGACTTCCCTACCATGTACCCTTTCAAGACGGAAAGCCTTGGTGAGCAGGAGAAGAAGTTCGGACTTCAAGCTCCACCGGAGTATGCCCAGTTCATGCAGGCTGCCCAGCAGCAGCAGGGTGCAGGCAATGCTGCTGAGTATGGACACCAGCAGTACGCGCCGCAACAGACACAGCCTGAGGTACCCCAAGGCCAGGGACTGTACTCAAACCAGCCCGCTACTCAGCAGGTGAACCCACAGGTCGCTCAGCAGCAGTTCACCCCGCTGTCCAGCAGCCCGCGGCTGTTCAGCAGCAGCCCATCCAACAGCAGCAGCCCATCCAACAGCAGCAGCCTGTTCAGCAGCCTGTTCAGCAGCCTGTTCAACAGCAGCAGCAGCCTGTTCAACAGCAGCAGCCTGTTCAGCAGCAGCAGCCTGTATCGACAACCCCTCAGGGTGGGTTCGGGGATGCGGGGAAGTAAGCAGTGAGACAGATTGTCCCATTGCCTCCATATGAGGTAATCCATAACTCCTCCCGTGCCCAGTTAGTGGTTAACCACTTTCTGGCGCGGAAGGAGCAATTGGTGGCGTTTGATACAGAGACTACGGGTATCGACGTCCTAAATGATTCAATCATCGTCTTCAGTGTTTCTGATGGGGTTAATCGGTGGGGAGTGCCTGTGAATCTTCTCGAGGATTTTATCCCACTGTTTGAAAACCCAGACATCACTAAGATTGCCCACAACATCAAGTTTGATGCACACATGCTGATGAACCACGGTATTTACTTACGCGGTCATTTGCACGACACAATGGTCATGTGCTGGATCGTAGATGAAAATCATCCACTAGGATTGAAAGATCGTGTGGAGATGATTTTTGGTCAAGATACCCCTACGTTCTCAGAAGTGTTTCCGCCTGAGGGTGACAAATCCATGACAGAGATGTTCCAGAAGGTTCTTCAAACGGAACCAGAGGTTGCGTGGGACTATGCCAGTGCTGATGCTCAGTACCACTACATGGTATGGAGCCAGATGAAGCAAACACTGAAGAAGATGAAGTTTGATCCCGAATATACTGCATGGGATCATTTCACCGAGATAGAGGTTCCATTTACCCGGCTGCTGTGGGAAATGGAGCTACGAGGATTTCCGTTTAATAGGTCCGCTATTACGGCAAAAGGAAAAGAGCTGAAAAAGAAGATCATCGAGGTCGAACGCCAGTTTGCAAAGACAGCTGGGCAGGTATACAACCTCCGCTCTACAAAACAGATGAGTGCCTTCTTCTACGATCGTCTTGGTCGTGATCTAGTGAAGATCAAGGGGAAGGCTAAACGGACCACCAATGAGGATGCCCTGGATTTATGGATTGGTAAGGACCAATGTGAGTTTGCTAAACTTCTCTCACAACATCGTGAAATGGATAAGATGAATGGGACTTACGTTAACGGTCTTGCAGCTGCTGTCCATACAGATGGGAAGATCCATTCCAAGCTGCATCAGGTAGGTACAGTTACTGGGCGCATTAGTAGCTCTGATCCAAACATCATGAACATTCCTCGTGTAGAGAATGACCCTGTAGGGTTCCGTGCCGCCTTTGTTCCGTCACCTGGAAAAATCCTAATTGTCTCTGATTATGGTCAACTTGAAATGCGCCTTATGGCCCACATAAGTGGTGACGTAAAGATGATTGATGCAATTCTGACAGGAAAGGATTTGCATACATTCACTGCCGCCACAATGTTCGGTTATGGATACGATGATCTACAGATTGCAATCAAAGAAGCCAAAGCAGCGGCGAACCCAACTCCTGAGCAAACAGAACTGATGCGGCTTCGTCAAGTAGGGAAGACAATTAACTTCGGCATCATTTATGGGATGGGGGCTGGTACTCTTCAAGTCAATCTGGCTAAAGGAGGCGTCATCAAAACAGAGGATGAATGCACGGAGTTGCTTCAGCAGTACAATGATTCATTCCCGCAGGTATGGGAGTTCATTGCAGCTACCCATAAGAAGATCTATGCAAAGAAGGAAGTGCGGAATATTGTTGGTCAGATACGTCACCTACCCCATATCCAAAGCCAGGATAGGAAAATACGATCCTTGGCAAAACGACAGGGTGTAAATACGGTCATCCAAGGATCAGCAGCAATTGTAACAAAAATAGCAATGCTGAGGTGTAATACAGACTCACTTCTCCGCACCCTCAATATCCTCCAACTGATTCAAGTACATGATGAAATTGTGTTTGAGTGTCCGGACCGGCCAGCTATTATTGAACTGGCTTTACCCAGAATTAGGGACTTGATGGAACATCCGTTCCCAGAGCCTCTCAGCATACCTCTTCCTGTTGACATGGATACGGGTTATTCTTGGGCTGAAGCAAAGTAGGTGCACCCATGAAAAACGAGTTAGGCAGGGAAGTTGTTGCCATGTTGTTCGAGATCATCGGTGGTGAGCTGGCTGAGACCGGGGAGTGTCATCTCCCCGGGATCGGTCGGTTCATAGTACGAGCAGTCCCGGCGCGTGGGTGTGTCTCAAAAGGGGAGACGGTAGTGTTTAAACCGTCGAAGAAACTCAAACGCAAGATTGGAGAAAAGCCATGAATCATGGAATTGAAGAACGTCCCAAGTACGGTGTCCACACCAACGATCCCAAAAAGCGTGAAGGAGAGAAGACAGCTTCTGTTGACTCCTGCCCGTCGTGTGGGACAACTCTCGACGGTAAACATCACTGCCCTTCCTGTGGTACCAAACCATTTGAGGAGAAGCGAGGAGGCTAAATGGCACCTAAAGGTAAGTCCGAAGTTCGGCCACTCAATGCGGCTGAACTTCGGGAACGTATTGCATCCTATGTAAAAACTAGCTCAACCGACAACGTCCGTGTCACACCCAGCCAAGAGTACACCTCCTTAGCCAGCCACATCAGATGGGCAACCGGATTGTTAGGTGTAGACCACGCCATTGGTGGGGGTCTACCAGCACAGAACATCCTCGAAATTATCGGAAGAGAAGGGGTTGGGAAAACCACCCTGGGGCACATGATGATGGGTCGTGTACAGATGCGGTACGGTGACCTGTCTTCTGTATTCGTTGTCTGCCCTGAACAACTCGATAAAATGCTAGCCAAAATGGTTGGTTTTCGCATCGCATACTCCAAAGAGGAGATTGAGAAGCTCGAGGAAGCTCGAGGCTTTAAATGCACTCCAGAAGAGAGGGTCGCTCTTGAGGACCAAGCAGGCCATGTCCTGCATATCGGTGCTAAGGACATTGGATTACTGGACAGTGTTATCGATGGCGTTCGAACCAACCTATTTCATCTCGGACTGGTGGACAGCATTGGCGCCCTCGAAAGTGTGAATGATGCTGACGGACTTGTTGTGGAAAAGTCCTACGCCGGGATCGCCATGGAGATGACCAACTTCTGCAAGAAGTTTAAGAGCCTGACTGGCTGGTATGACGAAGGTGGTAACCCAATCCAAACAGCACTGATCCTGATCAACCAGAGAAGGGATGTAGTTGGAGGCACAGGATCCGGAGGACTTCGCATCCAGGGCGGGAATATGCTCAAGCACACAAAGGTGCTGTCCATTGAACTAGCCAATGCAGAAGGAAAACACCGTGTCTTCGATGAAGCAGGCACCCTTATTGCTAAAGGCATCTACTGGACTGTCAAGAAGGCAAAAATGGGTGCTGGAGAGGGTGGTAACGGATTAGTCAGGATCGCCATCCCACGCCAGCCGCGGGACTTATCAATGCTTCTGCAGAAGCTTGGTGGATTTGATGAAGTGTATGAGATAGTGTCCACAGCACTGTCCTACGGTCTGCTCTGTAAGCACGGGAACTGGTTCTACTATCCGGCCATTGCAGAGCCTGGTGTCGTCCCCATAAATATAAACAAAGACGCATGGGAAAAAGCCGGTGGGTCATGGCAGCTTCCAGCCTGTAACGGGATGGAGCAGCTCATCAATGAGTTCCGTTTCAGCCAAGAGGCACAACAGGAACTTATCACCCGGCTCCGTGTAACTCTCGGTTTATGGGACTTTGAACGTGTCCGAAACATCCCAACCTACTCCTTTGCAAAGGCCAAGGAAGTTCCAAAGTCGAAGAGCCGAAAAGAGAAGAAGGCCGCAGCAAAGAAAGCCCCGGCAAAGAAGTCTCTCGGAAAAAGTAAGACTTGATGGCAACCCTCAAGGACTCTCAACGACAAGAGAAGCGCATCGCCAAAGAGTCTGGTGGCCGCATCCAGCCCGGATCTGGGTGTGGCCCAAAGAAAGACGATGTCGTCTACACCGAAAACTACCCTGTAACGTTCCGCATTGAAGCCAAAGTCACCAGTGAGCATCACCACACAATGAAATGGGCTGACTACCTAAAGCTGCATCAACGGGCATTACAGGAAGGGAACTCACCCTTGTATGAGGTAGAGTTTCTCCAGATAGATCAGTTCACTTCACCAGCCATCATCTGGGTGATCCAGCCAGGGGATGCTAAAGAGTTTTCCCCAGACCTTAAACCCAGTAGCAAATGGGATAAACCCATAGACGTAAAAGGGATCACCTTCAGGGGAGATAATTTTGTCACCCCCTACGAGACGAACATCGTAGAAATAAATATCGCCGGCGCAACAATGGGTACCGGCTTCTGTATCTGGCTACTTAGGAAGGAGATGCTTGTTGGCTAATTACAATCAATTCCTAATAAATCCTCCGGGGATGTGGGATGGAGTTCCAGATGACATGAGATCTGCAATCATGCAAAATGAGATAGGAGCTGCACTCGCTGCACGTTTTTCTAATCCAAGAGATCTGATCCCAGTACCCTACTCCCCTTACGACAATCGACGCCGACTCTTCCACCCATCCTCTCTTGGATCTGAATGTGATCTGAAGCTGGTATATGAATATAGAGGGGAGCCACATCACAAAATAGGGGATGCCAAAGGGCATGCCCTCATGGACCTTGGTACTGCTATACATAACGCCCTGATACAGCCGGCAATCGGGAGTGTCTTTGGTGTTGACTACGAGAGGAAGATGCTGGCAGGAGATGTCTTTGGGGCCATGAATTCACCGGACTGCTATATTGAGCCGGGCATGGAGATCCCTGCGCACAGGCTCCTTGGTGAGAATATAGAGGATCCTTACGAGGTTGTCATTGGTGGGCATGGTGACTCTGTTATAACTCTGCGCCCCAAAGGGTTCCGAGTCCTTCGTGGCTTGGTTGAGATCAAGTCCGTCAAGAAAGAACTGTGGGAGGGAAAAGGGGGTAAGAAGGGGGTTGATGTTTCCGGCCCTCCATTCTACAACCGTATCCAAACAGAAGCCTATATGATGGGAATGGAGTTGGACTTCGTTGTGTTCATCTTCTTCCAAAAGAATGATGCACTCCTTGCTCCCATGTACCGTGTTCCGGAGCAAAAGAATCTGAACTTCATCAAGAATCGTGTAGGGTCTCTACGAGAAGTCGTAAGGAAGGGTCTTCCCGATCCACAACCAACCCCTAATATGATGGGATGTAAAATGTGCAACTTCACGCACATCTGTCCGAAGCCATTCAAGGGACGACGTAGAAGGAACAATTCTGCTACCCGCATGTGAGGTAAACAATGCCTAAAAGATCAATACCCCAGAAGGGGGTAAGAGAGATGAGTATAGACGAGATCAAATCCTTGCTCTCTGATATACCAAAATGGATCCAAGATCGGTTAAATGAGCTGGGTCTCCGCACTGGTCACTCTATCCCTGTTGATGATCTCACCCAGCAGGTTTGGGATGGAGTACTCCCGTCTGATATGCACCTGAAATCCTACGAAGAAATCATGAAGTACCTGAACTGGTACGCTTCATTGCGAAACTGCCTCATCGAGCAGGAGCTTGTATACAGGCAGGCAGCAGCCAACGAGAAGTACCTCGTTGGAAAACTGAAGCGGATCCTTGGTAAATACGCACCGGGAGAGAACTCAGAGGCGCGTGAGGCTGATGTGGAACTTGACCGTGACTTGATCACCTTCGATCACCAGCGTATCTGTTATGAACGTGTCCACGAGTTCCTGAAAGCTGGCCTGGATAAAGCGGAAGTTGGGTACAGCACCTGCTCTCGTATCCTGTCCGGTAGAGATCGTTCTGAACAACAGGCAGCTAAATTCCATCAAGCTGCTGTCGGTGGATCACCACCTACTCCGTGGAGAGAATCAAATGAGCAACCCCAAGCAGGACCGCCGCCGATACAGAACCCCCAAGGAGGTGGAAGAGTCCCTTCAGGCTTTGGTGGGAGTGGAGTCGGCACTTAATTTCTCCCACTTCCATACTGTACCCCCTCCCTCACAGAACGCCTTATACAGACCACGTATTGGGCAGGGAGGAAAGTTTCGGGGGATGATGGTGACTCCAGAGGCTGATGCCTGGGAATTAGGGTTCACGGACGGAATGAAAAACAGGCTCGCAGACTTGCATAAGTTTAGTGGAGTCAAAGTTCTTACACGATTTCTTTTGCAGGTCTACGTCTACGATGGACTCATCATGTCCCTGGAACCGCGCCACATCAAAGCCAGGAAATCAGATCACATCTATGAAGATTACGACGATGACAACCGTGTGAAATTCATCCGGGATTGTATTGCTCGAGCTTTTGGGTTCAGTGATCGTCAAATCTTCCGGACCACATCAGAGAAGTGGCACCAGCCTATTGAAGGGAGGCAGGGTGTCTTTTTCTCACTCACTGAAACGAAGGAGTTATTCGGTATGGACCAAAGCATACTGGAGCAGGCGCTCATTGTGCGAGAAAGTCGGAAATGAGTGTCGAAGCATGGATGCAGCTAAATAAGACAGAGCTGCGCCTCACCATCAAAAATCATTTTGGGTGGAATCTAAGTCCGGCCTTGGAAAAAGAGCGGCTTGTGAATATACTGATGGGCCAAGAACAGCCCACAATAGAAGACAACAGCCCTTTTGCTGATCTCCGCGTAGCGACAGAATATAAGATCACCAAAAGACTCGAGCAAATCAGATTGCAGCTGATGAAGACATGCCACTTAGGATGCATACGGGGAGGAGTAAAATGCTGCGACGTCAAGATGTTAACGTGCTTCTACATCCTACCGCCGGATTAGTAAAACCCGACCAGTTTGACCCAGAGACTGTGAAGAATAACTGCCTATCCTGTGAGAAACTTCGGAGATGCCAAGAAGCCTCAAACAACAAAAGGACTATCGATAACCACGTCTGTAGATACCACCATAAAGAATCATTCCCGAAAACTGTAGCCAACATGGCAGTGATCGGGATACTTGGTGAATTTGGAAAGACAGTAGTCATACGGAAGGACACTGCATGAATGATGTACCAAAGGCGGTAGAAGAACTCTACACCCAAGACTATGAAGAGCTGATGGCGCTCGCTGATCAGGGACTTGAACACGGGATCAGACAAAGGATGTTCAATTACCTTCCGGCATCAGAGAGTGTTGATCACAGCAAGCTCAACACAATGAATCCTACGGAAATAGCCAAACTGTTCCTGGAAAAGAAGTTTGGGACATCCGAGCCGCCAGATCGAGCGGTAATCACAAAGACACCGGCAGATCTACAGCAAGCACCCACCCAGGTAGGTGGAGAAGCCCCGGCCATGCCACCGACAGAACAGACAGTCACTACCCAGAACGAACACGAGGAGACCCCAATGACCGCACAACAATCTCAGGTTCCGCCTCCCTTGCAAAACCAGAGTATGCCTCCGGTTCCTCAGCAGCCCACAGGGCCTCCACAGGGTGTACCTCCGATGCAGCAGATGCCTCAGAACCCTATGCAGGGACAAATCCCCGCTCCTCCACAGGGATTGCCTACTGGTGCACCACAGCTGGGTGCACCACAGCAAGGTGGTGTGGTTCCCCCACCTCCTCAGCAGCCCACAGGCCCAATAAGCCAGGCTCCCATGGGAGTCATTATTCCCGGTGCTCCTCAAGGGATTCCTGCTGCACCCCAGCAGCCTCAAGTAGCACCGCAGGGAATGCCACTTCAACCACAGGGCATGCCCCTGGCTCCCGTACCACAGGGACTGCCGATGCAGCAGCCACCGATGCAGCAGGCACCACCGATGCAGCAGGCACCACCGATGCAGCAGGCACCACCGATGCAGCAGGCACCACCGATGCAGCAGGCACCACCGCAAGTCCCTCCAGTATCTTCCGCACCCATGCAAGGTGTACAGGGGTCGCCACCTCCGGCCAGTCAGGGTGACTATGCTCTGATCCTCCAGCGTCTGGATGAAGTGGGTACCGCACTGATGGGTGTACAGCAACTCGTGCAGGCCCATACACAGATCCTGGAAACGATCGGCAACATTGCAAAGGAAGGTTACAACGCCGGATACGACAGTGCTGGAATGCTCGTACTGATTCTCCGTCAGCTTGGATTTGCCGCCGAGTGCAATACCCCTGATGACATCTTCAACCAAGCGGGAGCTAATCCTCTCGATGCCGCTGGCAAAGCCGCACTGGCTCAGACGCAGCCACCACCGCAAGTACCAGCGGGGGGCTGACGCTTCCCGGCCAGCGTGAACCGAATCGGGAGCAGGTAGGGTTCTTCGACCTGCTCCCGATACCGGGATCATCAATTCAGACAACACTTGAAGATCTGTTTTCGAGGCCCGTGAGTGAGTTGCAGATGATTGCAGAGCGGGTAGGTTTGAAGGTTGAGCCGGGAGCGACCCAAGCAGGGCTGATGACGATGCTTGCCAGTGTTGCGGGCAATATTCCTATCGTAGGTAAAACTTAGACAGGGCCTCCTGTCTATTTTTTTACCACTCTTCTAATAACGGAAGGTGCTGCAGCCATCATGGCAGGAGGTATTACTCCGTGAGCCAGGTATGTCATGTAGGCTGCATTCAGGAGGTGGTCCATCTTCTTTCGATCTTTCTTGGTAACTTTAGTTTTATTCAATAACTTCCGGCCCTCTTTGGACGCCACTGCCTCAGACCAAAGCAGAGGTAAAGCACCGATAGCAGCCAGGCCAGCCCCGGCATAGAATGGATTCACTTTCCGTAGCCTTTTACTTCCAGAAAATAGCAACGGAGCAGTGATCCCTAAAGCTGCAACACCACCACCAATGGGTCTCCCAATCTCCTGGATGATTCTATTGGCTTCACCCATCCGATCATTCTCTCTCCCATGACCCAGTTCATGCCCAATAATCTCCGGGTGCTCCTTGAGGAACTTGCTGTGGCCAATGATGATCCCTTTGTCGAGCTGTTGATCTGTAATCTTTGGACCCTTACCGGGAGGGAACAGTAACCGAATCCCCTGCTTCACCATCTTCCTTGAGGTTTTCGGGACAATAGGGGAGGTCTTGAAATACATGGCATTCAGGAAAGGCTTATCGGCCTTTCCGGCTTTTTGCAGCTTATAATAACGTTTGGTCAGGATGGCCTTCTTTTTACCTTCAGAGGATTCAATCAGCTTCCGGAGAACAGCACCTTCTTTTGTGGGGAGTCTTGCCCCAGTTACAAACCTGACATGTTCCATGTCAGCATCCCGCCGCATCTTTGTGCTCAGGTCACCGTACTGAGGATAAGAATCTTTAGCCGCTTTTTTGAATGCCCGTTGTGCACCATAAGCCGCAGCACTGCCAGCTCCACTTATAGCAAACATAACAGCCGCTACAGCTCTCGGATCACGCATGCGGCTCAGTCCTCTCGGAGGAGTCAGCATAGCTGCTGCTGTACCTAAATAGGTGCTCATTTACGGAACTTCCTTTTCAGGTGCCAGAGGTTTGCAGCCAAAGCCCCACTCACTACGGCAGCAGAAGCAGCCTCCCCAGCTAAGTCCTGGGTAACAATCTTTTTGTAGGGGAGACATCTCTGCGCTTTCCAAATTTTTGTGTGCCGCCAGAGCGCCTATGCCGTATCCACCTTCATTGATCAGAGTGCTTGCAAGTGCTTCTCCACCACCAAGAGCACTGGCGAAGCCAGCAATCTTCATCCTCCCACTCATGGTGATCTTACGCTTCGCTGATGCAACCCTCCCCTTTTCTCTCTTTTTCTCACGTTTATATCTGTACGCTGCAGTCCCTAACCGGGCCACGGACGCTCCAGCGGCAACACCAAGCATATTGGCTAACCCTGACGACAGGGTAGATCGTTTTAACTTTGGGACAGTCTTACGAATATAGGGTTGCGTGGCTGCAAACCCTGCTGCACCACCAACTGTTCCCGGCCCTTGAGCAGCCAGCCAGTTATCAAACATGGCACCTGTGACAGGGGTTCCAGTCTTTGCAGTGGGATCAAGTGTAGGAGGCTTCTTTACTTGCCCCATCTTGGAAAGCATTCCCAATTCAATAGCGGCGGGGATGATTGCATCCCGCACCACTTTCCTTCTCATATCCCGTTCGACAGCCTGAGACTCAGCGATGTTTTTCGCTAGAGCTTGGACCATCAAAAGGGAGTTGTTCCTCGACATCATTTGGTGTCTTCTTTCCAGATCCGTTGACTTTTCTCTTGTGGGACAGCATCTTCGAGTACCCGTACTGCCCACCCATCATAATGAAATAGGTTACCAGAACATCCAACTCAAGGCCATGACTTATCGAATGCCGCACAACAAGTGCCGTAACAACAGCAGATGTGACATTCTGCCAGAACTTCGTGGAGGATGGATCCCCCTCTTTGTCCAACAGGAATAGCTGAGTGAGAAGTCCTGGTTCCATCTCTTTTCTCCACATCAGTCTCATTTTCCGTTAACTCGGGTATGGCCTCAGAGGCACCCTCTTGGGTTTGTAAGCATCTACCATTTCCTGGGGATCACCATCAGGTACTAAAGTAGTTGGATATCCACCGTCAGCATCGGAGCGTAGGCTATCAAGGCTGGCAGAGTAATTCCAGTATACCGTTGCACCCCACAGCTTGAAGGATTCTCCCCAATAGGAGGTGGACTGTTGATCCGATAGGAATCCAACTGTTAGCTGTACTCGGCCATTTGCATTATCCACAACAATTCCGCATCCGGGAATGACTACGCGAATCCGTATAGTCCCAGAAACAGAGTCATCAATACTTACAATTCTCTCCGCTGCAGTACCCGCTCCTGCTGGATCTTCATAAAGGATTAAAGCAGAACCTCTTGTACCCCCGAAGAAAGGAGACGGCTCTAATGAATGCACCTCCTGTCCAGGATTCACGCCAATAACAGTCCCATGTTCCCGGCTTGGGTATCCCATAATATCAATAGAACCCAGCGCCGAATGCCCACTATTCACAGAGAAAAATCCTCCGACAAAGGCACAGAATTCATCTGCATGTACTGCCCCTATTGTAAGGACAGCACTTAACTCCACCTCGACATCAATCTCTGCCCGTTCAATGACTGCGCCTTGCGGTGCCTGTACTGTAGTCATAACTTTGTAGGGGGATTCCGGAGATCCCTCGTCAGCTTCACAATACCAATACGGCTTTGAGTAATCCGTTGTAGGAGCTGCTTTCCAGGAATCACTCCCAAGATCCAAGTGGCAATCAATCCACCCAGCTATTGCATTGGTAGACAGATCACCCTGGAAATCATTTGCCGGGATATATACGGCACAAGAGCCCAAGCCATTATCTGTCTCTTTATCCACCTTTATATTGGATGCAGACACATCCTTGGTTACTGCTAGGTGCCTGAAACTAGCATCCCGCCAAGTAACAGCCTCCATTTCCCAGTCATCTATAGAAGTGTATCCGACAGGGTACCCAGATGCACCGCCAGGGATCTCAAGACGGGCTTCCATTCTGTCATTTGTTTCGTCATATCGTATTTCTCGAATGACAAACCGTTCCTCTTGAATACCTGATGATGTGTTCCACCTAACAGTCACTACCCTGCCGATATCGTTCACACCAAATGTGGCACGATCAAGCAACCGAGCCATATCAGGGTCAAACCACCAATCTTTTGGTTGTCTGTACCCTGCATACCCTCCAGATGCTGACGTAGAGTAAACCCAAAAATCAGCCCCTGAAGGGGTGGATAGTGGGTCAGATTTTATAAGTGGAGTTATGCGGAAGGATCGTTTGTAAACCGACACCCCAAAGAATGCCGCACCAATTGTCCACTCAATTCCAGTTAAATCCGCTGCCTCACCAGACCACGTCACATGGGATTCCGAACTGTAGTATGCAGGGGGTGCCGGTACAGGTGGCCAGAATGAGCAAATAAAGGGATCAGCGTTTCCGGTAACTTCCGTAATCACAGCTCGGTGAGTTCTAGGCCACTCTGGTTTTACTTTTGCAGAAATGGTTATTGGGTTAAAGCTGCGCTCGTGGAAATTGAACTCAATAATATCCCCGACTTGGTACTGTGTTGAGGTTACTCCGGCCCAATTTGGAGGATCCCCAACGAAGGGTGCAGGGTTAGTATAACAGCACTCAATAGTATTATATCCGTAGTACCCGCTATTGGTATCACCCCAAGAATACCAGTTTGTGTGCCTGCCGCCATACAGTTTCCTGATGTAGCTGTAGCCAGTCATTTCTGTATTGAGCATATTCTGAGCCGAGGTTACCCTGGTAGAACCGATATCAAACATGTTTCCAACAGGGGCCAAGTTCCCTACCACACCAGTCCTCTGCACTTGCTGGTTGATCAGGTGCGTTTCACCTAGGCTATTCATGGGCATTTTTTGGAAAGCGCCCATATGGAGATACCCATCCCGGACAATTAAGCTACCAGAGATAATGTCAATAGCCGGGTCATACAAAGGTGCAGCATCAGAAACAAGCATCCCGTACTCAGGCATGTCAGCAGTAGGATCTGTATTTAAGTACGGTTTATAGGTAGTAAGATCAATAGAGTATGCGAAAGGAGTAGTCTCAACAAGATCCCCAACCCCAGTATGGCACATCTGGTTAACGATGATGACAGATGGAGAGATCTGAATACCGAAGAACTCTTCAGGGAATCCACTGATTTCTTTGGGCCTCCAGGATGTAGCTGAAGGTCCAAGCCCGTCTGTAGGCATATGTGTTGATGCTGGGGAAGCAATACCATAGGCGATATAATCTGGGACAGACGCAAACAATCCTGCTGGGTCAGCCCACTCCTTCCCGAACTCAGACAAGCCAATACCCATGCTGGCCGAAATACCAAGGACAGCAGCAGAATCAACCCCTTGCCGACTTTCGGTTCTTGACAAGAAGCTGACTTGGTATGTCTGACCGACATCTAACCCAATCATCTCCTCAAACGGGGTAACGCTCCCAAGGTATGACTCAACTCCCCAGAAAGGGGTCAAGCTGATAAAGCTGGTAGGAGCTATGTAGGCAACGTCCCCTACGAGTGCCATTCCCCTCCAGGAGTTCTTTCCAGAGGATCCATCCCAGACTACAACATAGTCACCAGTCTGGAGTGTAACGCCCCTGTTTGTCCGAATGTCACTTCCTGTGACAGAAATATAATTTGCAATCCCGGTAACGGGATGAGCGGCGCACACCATGGCCGAGTATTCACTGTGGAGAGAATACTCCTGAGAGTTTGTCTCTATGTATCCTACGACACCGTACCCAGAGACATAATCATGATCATTGAAAGTGGTATCATCTAAAGCGGAAATCGCACCGCCATCCTGCAACCCCTTGTGGAATCCAAAAATAGATCCGCCGGCTTTCTGGTACGAGGAAGATACAATCCCCCAACCATCACTTGCCTGAGTAGTCAACTTCTCTTGGAAACCGGTAGCAGAGCTTACATGATTAACAAATGCCTCAATTGCATTAGTGGAGTCACCAAAAGCCCCTGCATAAATTCCGCAGGAGACATTATCTAAGTTGGAATCAGCATGAACACTGAATACAGCCTTCTCTGCCCAGTTTCCAACAACAGAATTCCTTGGCCGTATAGCTTTAGCCTCACCAATCCCTGTACCGATGTCACAATGGTAGAAGCGAAGGATCCCATTTCCGACACCAGTAGTCGGAAGGTCTCCTCGGCCTACGGGACGGAGGTATAGAAGCTCCGTTGGGCCGGAATCAAACACGGTAATCACAGAGTAGATGCCGTCCAGCCCGTTTGTCGCTCCAACAATCTGTACCAACGAACTCCCCGACAAGGAGTTCTGATCATTACTTGAGATGGACTGAGAGGTAGTACGAAGTGGCTTGTCGATTCCATAGAATCCAGTATCTGCCATAGAGCAGAGAACAATGACCTCACCACCAACAGATGCGGAATATATCTGTGCATGGAAATCGGAGGTTGTTCCCAGTCCAGAGGACGGCTCCATCCGATGACGGGAGATAATTGGGTTGAGCATCTCCCCACCAGTAGGGCCAATAACATCGAACCCTACCGTGTCATTCCACTCCCAGTGCCGAGCATGTAGAGAATCAGCCGAGTCGCGGTCCAGCCTGAGCATCGTTCCCGATTCGGCAGACCAATATGACAGAGCGTCATGAATGTAAAAATCAGTCCACCCACCCGCTGGAGTGACTGTTACTCCAGGAAGAATATCCGGAGCGATCACTACCCTTGTCTGATCAATGTATCCAACGATAGTCATTGGGACCAGGTCGCGGTCCTCAGTTGGTGAATGCAAAGACCGGCGAAGAACTCTGCCAACATCTTCCGGAGTAAACAAAGCAGTTGAGCAAGTAACCACCCCGCTCTGAGAAACGGATGCAACCAGGAACGGCCCCGCCCCGGCCACCCTGGAGGTAGCTGGGACGAGTGTTGCTGCCCGTGCACGTATTGGCCGGCGAAGAGTCATTGGCCTGGTTCCGGGTACACCCATGTACCCGCCAGATGTATTGTACCAAAGCTCCTCGTACCCAAGTGTCCCTGTTGGTGACGGGTACGCATAGTTCCGACTCATCCCACCCTGGATGCCCTGTACAGTAGCTCTGCTGTGGAGGTCCTCCAGGCTTAGACGGTTATCCCCGGTGTACCTCCAGGTATCTGGGAGTCCGAGCTGCTCTTGATAGTCTGGAGGGAGTGGCATCGATAACGTGCCATACTCGTCCCAAGCAAACGGATTCAACAGGAACTCATCGGTTTGATCAACGTGGTACCCTTTGATCCTCCGCAATACTTCCTGTGTTTTCTCTCCAGCAGCTTGATGTACTTTCAATTGAGCAGCAGCGTCGTACCCATCACCTGCCAGGTCAACCTGGCGATAATCCCATTGTGTGTTGGCAGCATAACACCAGATCTTGACGACCTTCCCTGCCTGCGGGGTTGGATGCAGAACCACCCAGGGGCTGCGGAACCACCTCCCATTTGCCACGATCGCCAATTCTCCCAATGGAACAGTACCAGTTGGAGGAGAGGAAGAGGGCAAGTCTGTAAGCTCACCTCTTGGAAGCTGACCGTTGGAATCGGCTGCAAGCCCCCTCAGGATCGCTGTGTTGACGTCTGCAAGCCCTTCCACCTCATAGGTGAATACGGTGAGTGAAGGGTCTCCCGTGTAATCCATGCCCTCTGAGTTGTGGTTGAACGGGTAGGATGTCCCAGACTTCTGGATACGGGCCAGGTCAAACTCTCCAACGGCTCTGGTAAACAGGTCACACCCGGGGAATGGTGCATTGGCCATGTCCTCCAGGTAGGGTCGGGTTCTTACACCTGTCTTGTACTTGACCTCCTCGATGCGAGGTGGTGTATTCAACTGCCTGGCAGGGTCCGGGTCCTGTCGGTCTGGAGTATCCACTCCAATCTTCTCGTACTGGACAAGATTGACTTTCCCGTATCCAACATCTCCGGGGACTCCGACACCTGTCTCCTGATAAGCGTCAGGGTCCGACCAGGTGGAGGGGTCTGTTACCGCAGTGGGCTTCTGTGAGGTAACCCAAACTACCTCTACCCTCTCTCCATCGACAATAATGTCATTCCCGAACTCATCCGTTACCCTGAATATCTCACTCAACCTGTCATCAGCCCGGCCCACAAACACCAGGTCATCCATATGGAATGATGGTACATCCCCATTGGTGAATCCGGCGAGTTGCAGCCTGTTCCTTTCGGTAGCCGAAGCAGCGTATGGGGTGACAGACAAGTCAAAATCTACAGCGATCAACGAAGGCTGCAAACCGATAGTGCGGCGGTTTATTTCATCGATGTTCCAGGCCAATGCTTCCAAAGACCTGTTGAGTCCCTGAGCGGTAATGTCCTCGTTCAGGAACAAACGGCCACCCATATCATGCTGCCTGTCACCTGTTACTGTCCGAAGTGTTCCCGCTTCATTGAAGGATCCACTCTCCCCCATCCCAGCCGGCCAGGTAACCAACTCAGAATAGGACAGCCCTGCTGTATATTCCTGCTGGTAAATAGGGAACCTCACCTCACGGGCCATATCCTCATTCAGCAGACCAGTATCACCGGCCATCGTGTAGATAAACGCCGGCCCTTCGAGGAGGGAGGCTGGATCAGTGCCATTCTTGATGTAAACGAACCCATCCCGCTCCCAGGAGGACATTGGTGGATCAGGAGCTTGCACTGCCGGCACAATCTGAGGGCCAACAGGGTATAACTGGAAACAGTCCCACTTTGTGGGGTCAGTAACAGCAGCGTTGATTGCATCGACAATGTCGGAAGCCAGGAGATCATCCACTGCCGGCGTCTTCGCCACAACGATATGCACCACCCACACCAAGTCCCTGGTCAGGACAATAGGGAGTGTCGGGCCGGGGATTGTATTCTCCCCGTTGAGCTGGATGTAGAAGTTGAAATCATGGGTTCCGGAGTAGTCACCCGGATATAGCCATAGGTACGCCTTTGTTGTGTCGTCGTACCTACGCTCGTTACGGATCGTCGCGTACTGTTTAAAGTTACGCTCCCCGGACCCTACCAATTGTGGTCGGCGCAGTATGTGGCGCCGCTCTCGCGTATTCTTCGCCATTAGTGCCGCAGCTCCCACATGATGTTAAGAAGGTATGTGTTCCGTTTCGGGATAGGTTCAAACGACTTGTAAGCCATGGGCCTTTGCTGCTCCCAGGCGGTGTAAGTAGTTTCGCGTGATCCCGGTGTCCATGCTGCTGTAGCCCCAATGGGGTAATCAGAACCATCAGTGAATAAACCAGCCTCAGTAATCATCACGACATCGGTTGCCCCGAAGGTGAGATCAGACTTCCCGAATACACGTTTGAATCTGACAGCAGTTCGAGATGGGTACAGAGGAAACTCAGGAGGACGGTCCACCTGAGCCAAGAACCCGCCACTGATCACCTGAACACCAGAATGGAGACGCTCTACTGAGGCTGTCTCTATATGAGCACCCTCCCCCAACCCGATGTAGTTGATCCGATCATTCCGATAAGCCCCATCAGGACCTGTGACTCCAGGAACCTGGTAAGACATCAGGAGAGCAAGGTACTCACGACCTGTCAGAGTCCAGATGTTGCTGCCTTCCCGCCTGGTGCCGGCTACTACACGACCCTTCTCGTCTGTGCACCAGGCAGTGAAGAATCCTTTTACACCGACTTCGTCGTTCAAAGCCGACTCACCACCAAAAACACGCTTGGAGACACGCCCCTCAGCGTCCGTCAACTCAGCGGTTAGTACGTCTGAAACAAGTACTCGATCACGTAATAGGGTCATTGAATAGTCCTCACCACATTCATTCTGCTTGAGCCAGTGGGAAGCGTTCGCGTAAAGTATATCACCGCTGGGCCAGAAACCTCAACTTTCTGGACCGGAACTCTCCCAGGACCCCAACCGAAATCGGTATTTGAATATGGCGCATCCAGAAACTCTGCCATGTACCCAGGACTTACAGCATCTGCAAGCTCACTGAGGGTGTGCGGTGCCACGGATGGTTGCGCCTGATTTCCGCTAATGTCAAAAACTTCAGGTAGTAGCTGGCCCTCTACAGGATCTGCTGCTACTGAAGCCAGGTATATTTCAGCCAGTACATTGTCGTCTGGTATGTGATTCCGCAGCCTATCAGTAAGTGTGCTGAGTAGGGCACTGCCGGGGATTCTATCCGTTACTGTTTTCCCGACTCCCGCTGGAGGGGCGGGGTGGACTGTCATTGTCCCAGCGCCGGAATCAGAATCAAGTACATCGTACTCAGATCCGTCAATGGTCATCTTCATTGCATACTGAATAATAATAGTCGGCTCTGGAGTATCCCCTGCTGCTAAAATTACATTTGGGGCTGTATCGGTATTGAGTGTAGTAACCCCTGTAAACCCAGTGTCACCACCAGAGAGTAGATTTTTCCGTATTGATGCCATGGGTGCAAAGGCTCCGATAGTGAGTGGTGACCCAATCACCTTCACTCTCCTGTAATCCTTCATCTCTGCATCAAGTCTGTTTGGGAATGCTGTAAGGTCTGGAAGTACATCCACTACAGTCAGAAAGAGATCGTCAATGAGAGACAGGATATGGTCACCGACTGCAATGTGACCGTCCGCGGCAGAGAAACCTGAAGCAATACCCATCGCTGTAAGATCTATTTCATCCGTAGCTACCACCTCTCCGTAAAAGAAGGCGTTAAGTAGACCCATCCTCCGCATCAGTACCCCTCGGAAAGTAATCTCCCCTCCGGGGTTTGGGTTATCTCCGACAGCATACAGATCCGGATTTGGAGTTAATGGCTGTGCGGTGGGGGGAATCTCCTCAACGATCCCATGCGTCGCATCAATCCTTGTTTTCAAATAGTAAAACCCGACATGGCTGATGATGGATGAATTCTCAATAAACAGGATGTCAGGTTCTCTTACTGGGATAGGGAAATCATCTGAGAAGTAAATCGAAGGGCTCAATAATCCGTCCGGGATGTTCTCCGTTGAGCCGTACAGCGGGTCCCCATCATCATCAAACCCGACAAACGTGTCCACCTCCTCAATGTCCAGGATGGTAACGATCATTGTTGTAGGATCAATCTCTGCATTACGAAACTTGAATGGGGTTAGCTGAGCCAGTGGGTCTGACCCTGTATAGTACAGAGGGATGCCACTTCCGGACACCGCATTCATCATAAATGCTCCAGGCAGTAGACCTCCCGGATTATCAACCAACTCCATCTCTATTGAAGCGTACAGTTCATCCTCAATAGCGATCTCATCTGCCAGTAATTTCTGAATGACCTCAAACACGTCTGTGTACTGTGGCCTGGATAATGTTCGAATAAATTCGTGGACCAGCTGCATCTCTGCATCAGTAGCCAAGTCTTCCCTTATCAGCAGCATCCCATTGTGGTACTTCAGTATTTCCACCCAAGGGATAGAAGACGACAGGAGCTTGAACCAGTCCGGAGTGTTGATGTAGTCAAGCACCTGGACACCGTTTGACAGTACAGTGAACTGTGGCACGGTATCTCCAACAGCCCAGTCTTCCCCTGTATCTGGATTGGTGGACAACCCTACAAGCTCATCATCCAGATCAAAACCAGCAGTGTCCAAACCCAATGCCTGATAGTACAGTTCGACTTCATCCTCTGGGTTCTTGTAAATATAGGCCCGTGTCACAGCCATCCTCTCACCAGAGGAGTCCACATCCTCTAGGACAATGCGGCCATGTGTCCTCTTCCCACTTTCTACGTCCCTGCGATATTCCGGGTCGATGTGGATGATGATGCCAGGGCGTTCTGCAAAAGGCACCCCCAAAAGGATAGCAGCTCCCAACGCAATAGCGTCCGGAGTAGGAGGATTAGCAAAGACATACAGCATGCCCATCAGGGCCGACTTGTAATAGACACTGGTGGACCGATTGTCCAAGTCATCTTTTGTCAGGCCAACTCTGTAACCGAAGTTATCCTCTAGGGCCTGTTCATTATCAAAGAATGTTTCCTCACACCACAACGTTTCTGGGCAAGGATATTCTGGTGTAAAGAACCGTTCCAGGAACCGTACAGCAGTCAACTCTGACTCTACACGCTCAATATAGTACCCACCGTTGTACTCAGTAAATCTGGTCTGAGTAGTCAGTTCCGCTTCTTCCTCCCCCAGGACTTTCTGTATTGTGTAATCACCCCGATTTAAACCACTACCTACATGGATGATGTCTCCTGGAAGGTACCCGCGTGAAAGTAGGAGGACATTCCTCAACCGGACACGCCGGGATCCCGCCCTCGCTTCAAAGCCGTGGTATGAAATACTCGTTACAGATTCAACAGTGTAATCCAGATTCTCTGTGAGGGTTAAAGGTTCCCTCTTAACAGACCTCTCAAACCCTGACGGTTCATTCAAATACAAGGTCCCATCGTCCTCACGCATGTATGGAGGGCGAGGGTACTCAAGAAGACAGGGCATGGAACGGATATCGTCATGAACAGGAATAATTGAGTTCCGGATAATATACAAGGGCCTGAAACGAACAGAGAACCCCTCAGACAAATCCACCACAGAATCAGGATCAAGTGTGACTCCATAGTATTTCGACTTGAATAGATCTGAACGAACATACTCTTCCACCCAGGAAGAGATCCCTTCTGTCTGCAATGATCCATCCGACTCACTCACTGAGGGCATCCCCAGGAGCGTAGCAATCTCCACTAAAACAGATGTCGTCCATATAACATCTGCATCCGAAAACAAGAACTGCCCGGTCGTTACCTCAAAACCTACCGTGTCTCCGTAGCTCCCAGTCACCGTTGCATGGACCTCGACACTCCTGTCGTTGGCATCATCAATAACCTCGAAAACAAGATTATCTCCGGGAGAGACTCCTTCCTGGAAAAAGTCCATCCCAGATACACGTAGGCAGTGTGCGATCCTCCACGGGACATTAGTTAAACCGGCCGGAACTTCTCCTCCGAGGTCCAACACCATTACATCGATACCAGACATGGTGGCTTGAGAAGCGTACCGTATGGGATATGACCTCCCCTGTGCATGGATAAGCCTGAACCCTACCGTGCTGTCTTTATTGGTCACCAGCAGCTTCGATAGGTCATTGTATCCAGGTTTGTCTATACCGTAAGGGATTGAGACAATTGTTGAGAACTGGTCAGAAACCCCTGGAACAGAAAATGACAGTGGACCGAACACATCGTAAGAAGATGCAGCCCACCCGACATCAGGCTGTGCACCATCAGTAGCTACCTCATCAATCACCAAGAGATTGAAAGCATTTGGGTAAGGTGCGCCCATAACTGGGAGGTCACCAAATACATCCCTCCAATTAAGTCCATCAGGATCCGCCCATGTTGTTGGGTCAGCAGGATCATAATGAATCCTCCCTGTTACTCGATGAACGCCGGCAATCGATCCATAGGTGATTTTAAGGAAATCACCTTCATAGATGTTTAAATCAAAAGTGCTCTGCTCAGGGTTACTTCCTCCATTACTCAGGTAGTTTTTACTTGAGAACCACCGCAGCCCTGCGTCCGTATCGATAACCCTGGAACCGGTACCGGATGGATAGTTGGTCAGTGTAAGTGACGTATTGTTTGGGAAGCGATTCTCCCCTACATCAATGAAAAAACCATCCCGGTTGTTGGTGAGCGTCCTGCATCTGTACAGGGAGGGATCAGCATAAATAGCTTCCCAATCCACAAACCCGGTCCGGGTTGGGCCGTACACAATGATGACAGATTTGTCGATCATCGTATCTGAGACTACCCCTGTGTAAGCTATAAAAGTATTTCGATCCAGAGCGTACCCGTAGCCTATATTCCCAAGATCTCCAGTGATGGCGTTGGTACCACCCTCAGAGTATCCATACTGTGCCTCCCACTCGACATCCCTCAAGTTAAGCTGCGACTTAACTGGAACCCACCTTCTTCGGAACAATGGTTGGATATCAAAAATGCTCTTATTGAAGTCGATCTGTAAAAGCTCCAGTAGGGATGCAGCCACCATCTGGAACTGACCACTCCAAATAGTTTCAACAGCCGACTTACGCTCTGCCATTTTCCAAGCATCGTTGATAAATGACCAGACGTAAGAAACATCAGGGGAGAGCCCTTTGCAGTACGGGACAAGTGCGGCCCTTGCATTCACTGTTACAATGAAAGGTGAACTTCGATCCATTCCGTCCGTCACCACCAGCTCCACATTGTAAGATCCGGCCAGGTCTGGGGTGAAGGTCACAATTGAGAAATCTTCAGACTCACCCCTGAAGGACTGAGCGGCCACATCACTGCCTGGAGGAGAAAAAATAACCCGCCAGTGGTATTCCAGATCAGTCCCACGAGGACTGTAACTGCTTGAAGCATCTAGCCGAACCACAGAACCAACCACAACCTCTGCGGAGGATGGGAGGACTTGCCCAGAAGGTCGTGTGCGGGATCCTGCTAGGCTATAGGAGAAGAAATTATCCGACCTGTCCAGTGTAAGAGTCCCGGAAGCAGCTCCTGTAGAATACCCGAAGGGATAAACACTCATGTTGCATACCCTTCTGAGACACGCACTAAAGTGATCTCCCGTCCACCAGCTACAGCATCAGCCTCATCATCAGACATCGGGAGTGCATACACGGCATCGTCACCGTTGGCGTAACTCAAGCGGAAATGAAACCAATTAACCAGGCTCCCACTGTTAGTCGGACCTATCACACCAAACTCATAATCTGGAGATGTGGCGGTCGCCACTGGGAAATCAAACTCAGCCACAGGAATAAATTGGATGAGTTTGTCCAGTTGAAACAGAACCCTCCCATAAAGATACAGCCCTTTCCCTGGATCAAATACCATGCGGAAATCCCACCGCTTAGACCAGTCCAACAAAGAGACTCTCTTCTTGGCTTCTGCGGAGGAAGTTTTATATGAGGATATCTCATCCCGGAATGAGGCAGCAGACGTAGGAATTACAACAGCCATCCCCTCCGGATCAAGAGATGCCAGCTCAACGCGGATCAGCCTGTTAGACCCACCGACAGTCACCTCAAAGGACACCCCCACGTCGAGAAACTCACCGACCTTTTGGGCTTCACCATTAGGTGTCACATAATCTCGTACCCGAAGTGAAAACTCAGCAGTAAACCCAAGGCTTCCGGTAGCAGAGAAGATGGGGTCCTTACGAGCATATCTGGCGTAGCCGGCAACACCGGCAGAGGGGTAAGAAGGTTTCCGGATCTCCAGTACTCCCTGGATCATCTGTGCAGACCCTATTTGAGTACCACTGAAGTGTTCTGTCCATCTGAGAGAATCCGGCAGCGTTACACTATCCGGGGTCCATGGAGTGCCGGTATTATTGATTTCAGTTTCCCACCACGACTCATACAAAACCATCTTCCGAGCGGTCTGCAGCTCATGGAGCAGGAAATCACCGGTTGATCCAGTATTATCCAAAAACCCAAAATAGAATCCAGCATCCGGGGGCGTGACATAAGACGGAAGGTGTGAAGAAGCCCCCTCTAGGAAGTATGCAACTCCGTCTTCATTGATCTTGTCCACCGCATAAAACAAGTCCAGCCCACGGCAGTAGATCATGTCCAGCATTACCGGAACTTGCCAATCCAGAGTGCTTCTCGCTACTTCCTCATAGTCAGTGATTTTGAATGGGTTACCACCAGTCTGAAAACCAAGAAAGCGGTCCGAGCCGGACCGCAGTAACCGCAAATTGAAAGACGTCGTCCCATTAGAGATGGAAAACCCCATCCCTGTGTTTGTGCCAGCGTCTACATCGTGAATAATATTCCTTGCCCTAAACCCAGTACGGAGTAACCAAGAGGAGTCAGGCATCACTGAAATAATATCCTTGCCTGGAAGCCAAGGGACAAGTTGATACGGAGGGCCTCCCTGTGAGAGCTGATCAATAAGTTCTGGCTCTTGACGATGGAAGAAGAATGACCCCTCTTGACCTTTTCGCATATAAAGCCATTCATCTGCCCACTGTTTGATGCCTGCGCCGATCTGCTTCCATGGCCTGGACATCTCCTCAGGATAAACACTTTGGGCCACTTCTCTACTCAGGGAGTGTCCCCAGTTTGGGTAGGTTTTGTACACACCATCCGAAGTAACTGTCCCGTCTTCCACCCCAGCCGTACCCATAGGGTACAAGCGCATATGGTAGAGCTGTGCCTCATCTAAATCATTGTCAGTCCCATTGGCAAAGAACCCAGTGATTGTGGGTGTAGACGTCACACCGGTTGCGGAACGGAGTCCGTTGATGGTTGGATCTGTGTCTACCCACAGTAGTTCTGTATCCAGACCATTAACGGCTCCCCCAGGAGTATCAACATACAAAAACAGACCCTTGCCAGGCCAAATACCGAGGACATAAGTGTGATCGCCTAGCCAGTCAAAAGCTAAAGATAAATGTGTCGCTGGACTGTAATACGGTTGCCTGACACCAACATTATCTGGCGGTCCGACAACACGAAGATAACGGCCAGTTACTGCACTGTAGCAAAGGAACACTGTAACTTGTTCCAGTGTGTGGCCAATTCGCATACTGAATGCCAGCCCTGTCCATTCAGGTACAGACCACGGTGGTGTGGGTCCGGAGAAGCCCATATGGTAACCAGGGTCAACATCAAACCGAACCTCAAGGAGAGCGATGTTCCCTGGAGTGAAAGGTTCTTCAACCATTACTGAGTCGCCAAGATGGCATTCCCTTCCAGGAATAATAACTGCACTTTGCCCCGTAGAGATTAGACGCAGAGCACCAGTCATGCCTCCGAGGTCACTCTCATCAAGGTATTCGTTGTAAGGGATTGTTGGAACCCAGGCATCATTGAAGTAGGAATAATCTACCGCCTGTAGAGACTCATCTTTATCCGGCCTGTAGTCACACTCATAAAGGCCATTGAGGCCGCGACCAGTTACAATACAGGTGTTACCAAGTTTCTGGTATCCGTTGCGCACAGAAGTACGGTAACCGAATGTCTGCGTAGAACGCAACCCCTGTGCCTCGCCGTTTGGTTCTGGTGTGCGGTTGACAATCATTGAAACGCCTTGTTATTGTCCTCGTCATGGATTACCTACAGACCATGTTCCCCGGAGCCAAACTACTGGACCCGAAGGTCACTGCTGAGATACTCAAAGGTATACCTGACATCCTCACCCCTGAGATGAATGCCCGTCAAGTACAAAGAAAGCATACCGCTTGTCCGGGGTGTGGTGCCAAGGGTGGAGAAGATGAGCTTCATCCGACTACTCCTTTTGTTGAAGGAGACACCTTGCCTAATATCATCACTCGTTGTGCATCCTGTAACACTATCTATGATCCCGACACAGGGTTTATTCTTACCGTAGCGGTTTCACTGTAGTCAGTTTTGTCAGCCTGATCCCCACTGGGGTGGCTGGTGTTTCTTCCGACGACACATTCGGTCCAGGGATAAAGTACGAAATCCTTGGTGATCCATTGTACGGTACCTCTTGCAGACCTCCAAGCACATCCGTGGATCTGTCACCTACAATGCGGCGATCGATATCGTGCGTCAAAGACACCAGAGTCACATCATGCTCAACGTAATATGCTCCGAGCCGTATCAGGATCCTCTCCATATCTGTCAATGTCAGAGGAGTGACATCCCCAGTAGCCGATACAAAATCAGCAATCTGCTGGTATGCGACTGACTCCCGGACCTCCCCTGAGTACCTCATCTCCACAGCAAAGTACGAAGGCAAGAAATGCCGAATCAGTGTGTTTGCACAGAAGATCCTGTCGGAGTCAGAGGTCGCCATTGTATGAGCCTTCTGCACGTCAGAGGATCTTTCGTAATCCAAGGCAAGGCTTGCACCGAACATAGGAGACTCAAGTGATGGGTAATCCTGCCGGCCAATTGGAAGAGTAGACTTAGGCAGGACGATTGATGATTCCTCAAGCATCGAGAATGTGAACGCAGGGTCTGTTACTTCAGCGCGCCACCCATCTGAATCATAGGTACCCAACACAGCCTCAAAACGATGCCCTTTGTCAAAGTTAGATGAGGATCTTCCCTGTAGGCCGATGACATCTACGTCAAAATAGTACAGTACCCCATCGAAATTATTCTCCATCTGAGAAGACGTGATCCTCTGGATACCTTTCCTGACCACCCGGAACGGTTGATGATCTCCTTGCCAAACTCTCCCGCCGATCTCTGTATTTGTTGCAGTAACATCCAGGTAAGCGGCAGCCGGATCCAATGACATAGACCATGAATCTATGTTGTACCTGTTTGGGTTTCCACGGTAAACGCGGCAAGGCTGTACCGCCTGGTAAGTACCCTGGCCCTCGCCACCTCCAGTGCCTACATGCACGGTGGCAGCAGCCATAGAGCATTCAATCTGAGTTGTCGGGTACACAGTGGCTGATCCAATGTCAGCAGGGAGGGGTGGTGCCGGCTTTGTATATCCAGCACCATAACTCAGTAAAGAATACCTGGACTGCCTTGGGAATTGCCCAGGGTAGTCAACACGGTAGAAGACCTCATCAAGAACAGGGAGACTGAAATCAGAGTGGTCAGGCGATCCAACCACCTGTGCAATCTGATATGTCCCATCCACACCTTCGTCGGATGATCCAAATATTGTCATCCATTTCCCAATGTCTGCGGGCTGCATCGGGAATGTCACACCCTGGCTGGGGGAAGTAACAGGACTTCCCAGTTCAAGCGGGATAGGAAGTACATAATTTCCGGCAGGGGATTTTATGGTGTTGACACCTTCTTCGTACTCAAACAGGCCACCCTCTTCCGCATAGAAGCAGAATACAGAGAAGCTCTTCTCTTCCTGAGCTGTAGATGATGAAAGAGCGCGGTCTAGTTCTACGACCCTGGGCGTTACCCAGTTCGTAATTTGGTATGTCCCTGCATCAGCCCCGGATTGAATGACAAGATAATCTCCGGCATTTGAACCTACGAAGTCCAAAGCTGTTGGGTACATGTTCAACCCTGCAACGATGTCCGGGTTAATCGTGAACCCTAGGAGTGGGGTGCCTGGTTTTAAACTGATGGTATCCCATTTCACATAGGGGAGCTGCACTTGATTTGATAGTGCCGCTGTTTTGACCCCAATTGGGGATACAAAGTTTGTCTCTGGGCTGTGTGGTTGAATATCAAAACGCCAACGATTCCAGTCGGCGTTTGTCATTGTCCTGTCAAGCCATTGCTGGGCAATTGTCTCCATCCAGGAGTACATCCTACCCAGGGTATTCCATTCCTCGTGGATATCCAGCTTATCATGTTCTGCATTCAACTGAAGGAGTGCCGGGACAGGTACATCAACATCACAGAACCGGACACGACCATTCCAAGGATCCACCACCTCTAGGTTATTTGGGAGATCGTAAACAGTGGGCTCACCAGTTTCCGTCTGACCAGGCACCAGGGTGTACTCATGATCTGGATCAGCCATGAACAGGAACTCACCGGCGCCACTCTCTGTCACAAACAGTGTGGGAGACTCGCACCACGCTTTGGCAGTGAAACTAATTGGATCCTGGAAGTAAAGCCGCAGCTTCCCACGAGAGGGGGTAGCCACAGAATATTCCAGGAAGAAATTCCCGACCAGTTCCTGCAAGAACTCCCACCCCTCTTCCAGTTTAGAGGTAATCTCCGGAGGAATAGGAATCTCTGATTCACCCCAGTTAATCACACCTCCAATGTCCCAGTCGGTCACAGAGAACATTGCATATAGGTTATAGAGAAATGTCGTCATCCACGGAGTCAGGCCCATATTGACATTGAGGATCAGGCTTATCAGGTTTGTGATGACTCCAATAATTGTGGGAGCTACTCCAGCAGCATTTTCCCGGATAGAGTCAAACTCCCCAAGCACACTGTCTACCATCGCAGTTATTGCCGTAAGATCGTAAGTCGGCATTATGATAGCCATGACCGTTACAGCGATGTCACGAATATTCTCAATCAAATTATTGAGCATCTTCCCAAAACAATGCATCGGTGCATTTCCAGGGAACAAGCATTCGATTTCAGCCACTCCAACAGGTATTTCAATACTCCTGCTAGCCTGCTGATTGATTCCACCATACAGCTCAAAGAATGGGTAAGTGTTCCCATCATCCCATGGAACATATCCACCGTAAGCTGCTACCCAACCACCCCATGCTCCATCACGCTCCTCAACCCACCAAGGAGGAGGAGAAGCCGCTGCATATTGTGCAATCAAGAAGTTCCAGTCTGCTTCTGTCGGATACCAAACCGGCCTTGTAGCCGGTGCCTCAAACTTTGGAGGCCAGGTAGGCCCACCAAAAGTATAAACATCATTCGGATCAGTGTGCGGGGTAATGAGGGGATACCCAAATAATCCCATACCCTGGAGGGAAGAAACCAGGGTTGATCCACCTGACCCACCACTTGAGGACTGAGGCCACCCCGCAGGAGGAGTATTCCCCAGTGCCGGCCAGAGAGCGGGGGTATCATATAACTCCCTCGGTGTGGGGAAACGGCAAGTTAAGCTGGCTTCTCCACAAGGCCACCAGTAAGGGGGCGTGATAGTCGTACCACCATCACTAGAGAATGGTGCATTAGTAAAATCTGGGCCAGCAGTTGAGTCCCACAGAGCAGTATTATGTTCCCCGGCCCGCAGCCGGCCAAAATCATTCCACCAGTATGGAGCATCCCTTGGTGGGCCTACTCCATCAACCCAGTCACGATGGTTTGGATCAGTAGGAGCCGGGCCTTCAGCCTCTGCAATCTGCCACCAGTAAGGAGCTGCATTTGGGTACTGACTTGCACCACCACTTGAGCCGGTTGGGTAGTTCTCCGGCACAAACCAAACAGGAGGCCATTGCTGCCCGGTGACGTGAGACCACCAAGAGGGCATGGATCCTTTGATATTTGACCAGTTCTCTGTAAGAGACCCGATCTCCATCTGAAAACAAAAGACATTCTTGATGACGTAGGCACCCTCTTCGATGCCTTCATTCACTGTCAGAATATCTCCCGGACTCGCCCCACAGATGGGTGATGGTGTGATTTCTGGGAATCGATGTGCAAAAGCCTTATTTATAGACTGACGTGCTGTGTCAGATCCTGGCTTCTCTTCGATACCCATGCGATCTACGCTTTCAAACCACCTGGCTAAATCACCTACTGGGATCTCAGGCAACCCGAGGAACAGATCGTTCTCCCCATCAAAGAACGCTCTTGGAATACAGATCTCCACTGCACGAAGAACACCCTTGGAGGGTTCTTTATGGAAATCATAAATGATTACCGGGAAGACAAACCCATCGCAGGTAGGATCATAGAACTGAGCCTTCATTAAAGCGGAACGGAGGATCTGCTGTATTGGGAATCCCTGGTTGTACCCCGGTCCTCCAGGAGGCAGCGTATATGGCTCACCAGTAGCCGGATCAATCCCGGTATACATCTGCTCTGCGAAGTCGTAGAAGTCACTAAGAGCAAACCCTGCGGGTGCCAGGAGGGGATCCAGGAAGGTAGAAAGGAAAGACAGAGGCATCTCCGTAGCGATACGACGCCAATCCACCTCAAACTGTCCATCAGGCTCTGCCTGGTTAAACAACTCTGAGAAATCAGGTAGGATGACACCCCACCGGCTGGTGAGTGGTTCAGTTGCTCCGGTAAAGCAGCACGTACTCCGGGCATCAACAGGCATCCCGTACCCGACATCGATGCCAGTACGGTTCTTGTCTGTGTTCAGGACCTCTACACCCTTTACCCGGACAAGAGGAAGATCTATACCGCCCTCCTGCCGGTAAATCCTGTATGTCAGTGAATGCCTGCTTGCCGACATCCCACGATTCAGTATCAACTTCTTTTGGCTGTCTGCCGATCCGTCTATAACGATCTCCAGGATGGTGAAGATGCCTTTATCTGGCCCATCCCCCACCTCGAGGATGTCACCTGCAGCTACATTAAAAGACGTAGCAAGCAGATTGATTAGTACTTCGGATGAACCGGTGGATGTGACCAACCCAACTACCAACTCCCCATCTACGGGTAGCAAGTACCTGGTGTTTTGAATCATATCAACAGTTACTTCACCCATTACCCGGAATCTGGACTCGTTGCTCATGCCGGTGAATTCTCGATCAACCCACACATAGGAGCGGTTCAGGGTCGCATCATCTGTTACCCCAACAATACGGGCTAATCCTGCGTTATCTCCAGACTCCAACCACAGGAACATCCCTGCGCGCACTCCTTCCTGGTACAGCTTTTGCCCATCACACCGTAAGCGATTCTTTGTTTGATCTGCTACAAAGTCAGTGATGATAAAATCACCGATCGTCACATATTCTGTGCTTGAGATCTCCTCAAGCTGGAAAGAAGAATCTGAGACTGCCGGCGGTCGAATGAAGATATCGTGATGGCCACCTATATGAACCTCATCATCCAGGATTTCAATTGTCCCCCATGTGGTATTCGGCGCCGTAATCCCACCAGGTATGTCAGACAGAATAATATTGGATTTACCTCTGCGCCAAACATACGGAACAGGTAAAAAGAAGTTGATGGCCATCAGGGTTGAACCAATTACTGCTTCCGGTTCATGGTCCAACTTGACAATCAGGATCCCGTCCGGAAGTAAGCTCAGCCCATCTGAATTGAGATAAATCTTGTCGATATAGAACGACTCATTATCCAATCCGGTGATGGTCGGATGTTGATACAAAAGATTATTATAGTGAACGTCTAAGACATCTCCCACTTCGTGAAGATATTCTGGTTGCCCCTCTGCCGTGTACCTCCAGGTGTCGAACAGAATTGCCAGGTCACGGAAGATGATTCCTCCACCAGAGAACAAAGCTGTACCCTCTACTCCACCGCGCAAGATATCCCGTTGCATCTCCGGGTCGTTGTACCCAATGCCGATGATAGACTTCAGTCCGGGAAGGAGCTGATACAACCTCTGACGCGATCCTCTCCCTGTATTCAGTGACAGCTCCGCGCCACCATACCTACCCTTCCGAATCAGGTCAGCCTTTGAATCAGCAGGCAAACCATTTACAAACTTGGAACGATTGGATACTCTCACAGCAGACTCCAACCCATCTACACCAGACACCATCCCTACGTCCACGTTGTACTCGTTGCCAGCTTCCTCTGCTTCAACCAAGACATCCCAGTAATATGTGCCGTCTGTCTCCGCTTGCATGATCATTGTCTGAGCACTGATCGTTTGGATAGCTATTGGGTAAAAGCTCAGTCCGGCAGGGGTGAAGAATTTGGTTGAAGGAGTGACTCGTTCCGCAGTCAGCGTGTCAAAGTAAACACGGATGTAATTCTGAGCCTTAGCTCCACGAGTACGGGGAACGAATAGATTGTCTGTCAGTTCGCCAACCTCTTCTGTATTCAAAGAATCTGCATTAGCCAGGCTTTGCCGCAGGCGTATCTGTTTCAGCTCGCGCTGAAAGGGTTCCATGAAGATTGAGATTGGTTTGATCCCGATATCTACAAGAGCATCCTCATCACCGATGGACTTCGCACTATCCTCCTGTGTGAGCCTGGTCTTTAAAAACTTTACCAGGTCTTGGTGTACAGGATCTAACCCAATACGGTCCAACACCCGTTCGATAATCCCCGCAAAAGCAGCTCCACCCTCATCCACGTCCATCGTTGGGTCGTAGTCAAGGAGGATCTCCTGGAGGAATATAGTCAGTTGTTCTGTTGAATCCAGATCAGCCACGGTAATGCTCCATTAGGCAGTCAAACTACCCTTTTGTACCATATCTATGATCTCCGATACACTCGCCACCCCTTGCCGCCCCGCGGCGTTAGACAGACGAACGTTAACCCCTACCATCGTTTTCTCTGAAGAAAATGATAAACCAAGAAGCATTGCAGTGAGTAAAGTTTCTTCCGGATGAATGTCCCTCCCCGCCTGCATACGCTTCATCTGTGCCTCAGCGTTGATCACAGCTTTCATTACAGCGGTCGAGATGATCTTCCTGTCCGCGTCTGTGGTTGTCCCGATCAAAGACATAAGACCGCCACCAGATTCCATATCCCAGATGTCCGATCCCGGAGTCTTCAGCAGTAGCCGTATGTAGTTCTGTACCAGCTTTTGCAAGCCGGATACTGACTTGGATTTCTTTCCAAAATCCCACCGAGTGAGGGCTTTAGAGCGCCCCTCCAGGTAACCAGTGCTGAGAACATGAAGACTTCGTAAGCGATCCTCGTATGCCTGTTCTGGAAGCTGAGCTACAACAACGGTATTTGTAGGGATGATAATCTCCGGTGCCTCATACCCATTAATCAGTACCTTGGTGACACTCCGGAAGTCAGGACCGACCAGCCTCATGTGTGGTGGAGTTCCACTCATGTACTCCATCCCGGTTACCGGCACCTCGTACATGAGGCGCATAACCAGAAGGTCACTTTTATAGTCTGCCATTATACCCCCACCGCAACCGTAGGAATCTCAGCCAGGCTCTTTGCAACCTCAAACAGATTCTTCTCTAAGGCTGTAATTGCTGCAATCTCACCTGGGCCATCCTCCAAGCTCATCAACCAAGGAGGTAAAGTAGATGATTCCAGGTTGTTAATAAGCTCAGAGACTACTGTACCTGGAGTCATCCGGGCCTGGAGGAGAGCATCTTGTGTCCAGGATATAAGATACTGCTGGGATAACCCTATGACCTGGACTGCTTTGGTTTCAAGAATCAAACTCATTTGCCACCATACACTGTGGCAGCCGGACTCACTGCGGCTACATCACGCCTCTGAAGCCTGCCAGCGAAGTCTTTCAACAGCATGTGCCCAAACTCTGCTTGAGAGGCTGTGTTTTCTGTCAACTTCATAAAGCCCTCAAAATCACCGCGCTGTAGAATATCAGCAGCCAGGTCGTATCCACCCAGAGAAAGCAACTTCAATAACCCTTTTACTGCGTCAAAATCTTCTGGGCGAGGTGTGGGCATATCAGTAAGCAACTCAGTAACCGTATCATCAACAGGAGTGAACTCCAGTTTGGTCAGCTTTTCAATCAAGTCAACCTCTTTTGGAGAATCCGTGAACCACTCCAGAATAGATAACACACGATCATTCAAACCCTGTGAATCTTCACTAAGGAGAATCCCACGTATTTCTTGTCTATCCTTCTCAAGCATTAGGTCGCCTGTCTCCTGGTCTTCTGTGCTCCGGCCTGTTTCAAGTATTTTGTTTTTCCTGCCATAGATCCTGATTTAGCGATAACCAGTGACTCTATACGCGGTTTGATCTTAAACCGTACAGGACCAGGAACCATTGTGGGTAAGGGTACCGGTAAATGAACGACTCCCTCCTCTATTGTATCCACATCAAAGCTGATTGACGGATCAAAGATAGAAAAAGAATCTCCAGCTTCCACCCCTTCCTCTGCGAGGTCTACTTCCCCGTCCACTTTTGTGTTGCCATGTTTCCTTCCTTGGACCCGTATGGTGGACATTTGAGCAGTATATATTGCCTCATCTATCCCCAGGGCCTCGAGGATATCAGCATCCCCACTCACAGATATCTCAGCATCCTGCCCATCTAGTAGTGACCGGAGGATAATCTGCTCCGAGATGATGTTCCCGGTTACAAACCCCTGACCGACAAAAGCCCCTGGGCTAATATTCCCATACAGCATACCGTCTATTTCATCAGACTTCACCTCAATGATGTAAATCCTCCCCTTCTCAGAGTCCAGGATGTATCCGGCCTGTATCTGAGAAAGATCAATGCTTGACCCCACAGGCTTCAAGGTGACATTCACAATGTTTCCGGAAGCGAAAGGGAATGTCTCATCGAGATTTTCATGTTGAGGGCCTTCAAATGACCACTGTATCTTGCGAAGGTATTCAGTAGTCTGAACAGTTCCTGCAATGGCATCAGACAGATCAAAAGTACCTCTTGCCATCAGGATATCCAAAACGTCATTGGTTTGCATAAAAGGAAGATACCCAAGCTGAAGCCTGTCTCCAAGCTGGTGTGTCATTGATCCGGAAGAAGTAACACGAGTACGGAGACCCTGCAACGGTACCCTTGCTGGTTGCAAGCTATGCATGGTTGACGGCATCTGGATTACCTCCAGGCCAGGAACTGCTGCGTATGCTGGTTGTGTACCAAACGTTCCGTAAGTCCGACGAGTGAATGACACAGCCCCAATGTGGACGGCAATAGCCGGCACGAGGTCGCTGTAGTAACAGTTCTCAACCACGCGAACAAACCCAGCGTCAGAGTTCCCGATGAATCTGATAGATGTCCCACCATCACCCGGGATGAGCATTGCATAGACACCAGAGTCAGCCTGGTTCGTATTGATTGTATCTACGATGTCCTCAAGGGTGACTGTCTCTGCAATCCCAGCAGGGACCATCAACGGAACCAAAGAGCCCAGGCTGATGCACCAACCGTCAGCGGGATCCCCTGTCGTATACGTGTACGTCATCCCGCTGGTTGCCAGTATCAATTTATTTGATCCGTAGTTGGTTTCCCCATCAAACAAGATATCTATCTCTGAAGGCAGTAGAGGGGTATCAAAATATGGGCGGTTGGCTAAAGGAACCATCACCAGGGATGAAGGATATGCAGCCAAGGATTCAAAATTGATTACCGAGGTGTACGAGTTTCCCCCACCAGACACAGAAATTGAAATCGTGCTACCTGTCTCCGGGATTCTAAAGGGGCCACGCCTCGACGTAACACTGGGAGGCGTGTACGGTTCCGTTGCATAGGCAGCCAAGGTGTTCCTTGGAGGCCAAACTCCCGACTCCATCAAAGTATCGGAGTATCGGAAAGAAGATGCTATCTCCGTGATTGCCGCTTTGATCGCCGCAGTGTAAGCAGTAACTGTTTGAGCTTCCCTGCCTACAACAGAGTCAGGACTCCCAGACAACCACAGAGCCATTTTGGTTGTAATCTCATTGACATTAGACAGGATCCTGCGACCTGCAATCTCTTGTAAGTTTGAGTTGGAGAATGATCCGCGCAGATTCCCAAACTTGACTACCCTGTCCTTCAGGTCTTCCACCTCGAGGATGAAGGAATCAATTAACCCAGGAAGCTTTACAGAGTACTCCTTCGGTGGATTGGAGAAGATCCTTGTTTCATCAGAAGTTTCATCTCCCTGTCCAACTCCCACTGTCTGGAGTAGTCCCCTCTCAACACCCTCCGCCGCTTGCCAGATCGAGTGCATACGCTGTGAGTCCATCTTGTCCAGTGACGCCTGTGTCGCAGTGCTGATCATCTCTACAGACTTTGCAGTAACAACACCAGACTTACGTTGGTATGGGACGTTTGCCTCAAATATAGAAATAGCTAATTTCTCCAGCCGGTCGATACTGGCCAGAATTTCCCGGTGTGCAACCCACGCAATGGTTGAGACAAGTCTTGGATTTAATTTAAAGGTAAGAGCGATTTCATCGCGCAGATCTACAAACTTACGTTTACCGTAACGATTGGTTCCTCGAAAGAGGACCTCTTCGACAGCCCTCTTCAAATCTGCAAGCGTCAGCATTATCCCACCTGTACATTGACAAAATCGTCCTCGAATACCAAGGGAGGAATGAAGGCAAACTCATAGTCCGACTTGGGTATGACCTCAATCTGTACAGTTCCGGTTTGGACACCAACTACTGAGTATCCACCTGCAGAACGATAGACCTGGGCAATAGAGTTGTCGGTAGATTTCAGTGTCACCCAGCTCCCTATCTCGTTTACTGGAACAACTCTGCCATCTGTGAGAGTGAGTGTTGGGATTATTTCCGCAGACGTGTTTACATGGACTGCAACACTTTCTACATCAAACGATATTATCTTCGGTCTTGGGAACATGCAGTCCAGCAGACCCCACCCAGGGGTATCAGGAACATGCACAACAAAAATATGATCATCGAACCCAGGAGCCCAAACATTGTACTCCCCGCAACGAACGAGATCGACTGTGACGACTCCTTCTTTGTCGGACACAATGATGGACTCTTTGACCAGCAACATGTTATCTGACACAACCATTGGTGATCGCGTCAGAGCAAACCGAAGTCTACCGCTTGATACAGCAAAACCGGAATTATCAATCAGCATACCCTTCAGCCTACAGAACCTGGAGTCTTTGGCTTCATCTATTGTGGCAGAGTCATGTGCTGTAATCAGGAAATCATTCTCCCCCGTATACTCCGGTACCGGATCGTACACCAATACCCTTTGTGGGGAGTTTACACGGAGTCCAATCTTGAAGATCCTGATGTCATAAGTGTCTCCAACATCAGACCCCTCAAGGAGTACATCAGCGATCCCATCGACATCAGTAACAATGGACTGGATCATCTCTACACTGTCTGCTGGATAAAACTGTAGTGTAACCCCTCCAATAGGAACTGGAGGGACTGAATCATTTTGGACTAGCACTGTGGTAGGGACCAGTCCCATCGATTAATAGTACCTTCCGTATGAAGGTGGCTGTCCACCACTGGCAGGACCATACGCAGGGGATGTCGCTGCCTGTGCCGCACTCAACCCAGTACCAAGCCCGTACATCCCAACGCCGACCGGTACCGCAGCCCTCAGTGACCAGGGAATGGAATTCCAGCCCCACTTTGATGCCTTCTGAGCGCCCTGTTCAGCAACCTGGTCTCCCTTTGCAGCTGTTCCGGCTGCGTTCACACCCTTTCCTGTCTGAGGCGTAGGCTTTGGGTTGTAACTTTGTTGTCTGACCTGTGCGCGCTGGGCGATCACGGTAGAGTTCTTCTTACCCTTACCCTTGCGTACCGCCTTGGCAAGTTGAGCATCGGAGTATGTTTTTGAGGATTTTGCTTTAGAAGTAGCATTCCTTGCAAACTGATCTGTCTGCTTCCCCTTTTCACCTAGTTGGGCGAAAGCCTTCCGGGTCAATGACTTATTGCCACCCTTGGCTCCGGTGTGGCGCATGACGTCACGAGCCGCCTCAGAACCCCTTTGTGCGGCTTGTCTCTGCTGTGCAAGCTGATGCCACTTTGGCATATTCTTAGCCCCACCACCGACACCACGCTGCATCATAGACCGAACAGCTGTACGACTTTTGGTTCCAGCCTCCCACACACCACGCAAACCGCCAGCAGCTTTCAGACTTTTTGCTCCGCGCGCAGCACGCCACATCCCACCAAGGCGTGCGACCTGGCCAACAATGGCCTCTTTGTCACGCTCGTCGAGTAAGTAATATGGGGAACCGAACATTTGTTTTGCAACCTTCTCCCGTACTTGCACCATCGCCATTTTCTCTCGATAACGAAGGTGTGCGCGGCCTGCAACCTGTCCCACTATTCGATGGTCCATTACGTCCTCCTGACAGCCCATTCCGGCGTCTGAGTTTGGATATCAAACCCATCCGATACATCGGCTAGTACTTGCATGATATCAAAAGTTTCCTGATCGGGTACGGTAAAATCACGAATAAAGGGAGTACCGGCCACAACCATACGCACATTCATACCCCGCAGGAGAGTAACCTCGATAGAACCCAGGCCATCTGACTCCGCCTCTACTGGCTTTGTGCGGTCAATGACTGTCCCGAACTCTACCGCAGAGAATGGTGGTCTTGGGTAAAAATAAACAACTGTATTTGGTACAGGTCGCCCGCCGGCATCAAGGAATACCATCGACCCTGTTGCAACCATCCCAACAGGAGCAATCCTGGTGGGGGATCCCTGGAGAGGGTTAGATGCTTCACTCGACAATCCAGTAGCCAGGTTGTAGTAATCGACCTGGTACCAGTAATCAGGGGAATCTGCAACGTCCACAAAGGTATAGATATAAAAATTAGGCTGTAGCTGGATATAAGCGCCAAGCCCCTGGGTAATACCTGGATCAAACCCAAGAATATCAGAGGCAGGACCATCAGAAATCTCAATGAACGACTCTCTCCCCTTAATAGGGGACGTCAACATAAGCTGTGCGTCAGAACCGGAAGCAATCGAGTAACCAATCTGATTCAAAAAGACGTCATTGATGTAATTGATCGTGGCTAATAGAGGGGTGGGGTTCGACAGGACATTCTCCGGGAACCCAATATAGACCGGATGATCATGCTCACATCGGACCTGAAAATAAGAGCCTGGCAGATTCAGAAATGGGGACAAGTTGGTACTAATCAAACTGGCCGCAGTAGATTCAAGCCCTGTAACAGGTTCCCAGGGGCCAGCAGAATCCTCCGCCCTCCAAACGCGCATGACGTCATAGTTGGCGAGGATCTGACTGACCCTTGGAACCTCAATGGTTAATTCGACGGTCTCCAACGCTTCCCTTTCCGTGAGCTGAGTGGCCGCTTAGGCTTTATCGACACCTTTGGCTTCTGCGTCGTCGCCCTGATCAG